GAACATGTGTAGTAGACTCTAATGGCACTTACACAACATCTAATTGTGATAATAAATGTTCAGCACCACCGGCAAAAGACTGCACATCATCCCCTTGCTCCCCCAACTGTCCACCTGGTATCACTGATAAGTGGTGTCAAGAAAACTGCACCCACGACCCTCCGAACTGCCCAACAAACTATTGCAAATGCACTTAACCGGCTATTAATTTAATTTTTATGTATTTTAACTATTATTAAATATAATAGTTAAAATATAGTTTTTAAGGAGAGGCAGAAGCGTATGCACTACCCTCTTATTACGTCATAAATTCTGAACTGCTGTAAATCTCATTGACTTGTCTATTTACCAGCACGAATGTGCAGCATTTCGGGAAATCCTTGATACGCCCTGCACCCATATATGTCCCCGTGGAGCGCAAACCACCCAGCACATCTTGAATAGTGGTATTGATCGAACCCTTGTGCGGGATTTTGCGGAGTTTTCCTTCGCTGCTCCGATACTTTGCCATGCCACCGCTATGCTTGTTTTGGGCATGCTCGCTTGACATACCATAAAATAATTTGTATTTTTTGCCATTTTCCTCCACCGTCTCACCACCTGACTCTTCATGACCGGCCATCATGCCTCCCATCATGACAAAATGAGCTCCGGCGCCAAAGGCTTTTGCCACGTCACCCGGTCGCTGACAGCCACCATCCGAGACAATATGACCATTTAGTCCATTTGCCACTTCACTGCACTCGGCACACACCGAAAGCTGCGGAATACCCACACCTGTTTTTAGGCGTGTGCTGCACACCGAACCACTGCCTATGCCACATTTGACAACATCGACACGCGCCGAAATAAGCAGCTCTTGCACCATATCACTCGTCGCCACATTCCCCGCAATAATCGTTAGATCAGGATATTTATCACGAATACTGCCACAAAATTCGACAAATTTTGAACTATAGCCATTCGCCACATCGACCACGACAAAATAAGGATTGAGCTTCGTGATAAGAGCATCCAATTTTGCCGCATCAGCATCAGAAATACCACTCGAAATCGCATAATAATTAGGGTCCATATCAGTAGGGTAATCATCCACCGCATAATGTTTGTGCAAGCAAGTAATCATTTTATGCGGTGCCAGAGCACGATACGTCTCAAATGTTCCAGTAGTGTCCATATTGGCAACGAGAAGAGGAACGCCGGTCCATTTACGCCGTGAATGTAAAAATGTGATTTCCCGCTCTAAAGAAACCTGGCTCCGCGAGGAAAGTTTAGAACGCTTTGGACGAATCAGCACGTCATTAAAATCAAGTTTTACACCGTCTTCAATCTTCATATAATATTTCTTCTTTGATTATCTTTATGTTTATTTAGGAAATGTATACATTTCCATAAATCGTAAAAATAGCAAATATAATGTTGATAGTTATACTATATGAATATAAATATGAAAATTCTTGTTTATGGTGCAAAAGGCTGGATCGGTCAACAATTTATCGAAATCTTGCAGAGTAAAAATATACCATACGTTGAAGGTGCTTCCAGAGTAGATGATACTGTTGCACTAGAGCAAGAGATTTCGCACACAAAACCGACACATGTTGTCTCATTTATAGGTAGAACGCATGGTAAAATAGGCGATAAAGCTTATTCTAATATAGATTATTTAGAGCAGCCCGGAAAACTCCAGGAAAATGTTCGCGATAATTTATTCTCTCCCTTGTCTCTGGGTATTTTATGCAATAAATACGACCTACATCTGACTTATTTAGGAACAGGATGTATTTTTACATATGATGACACTCATCCTTTTGGTGAAGAAAAACAAGGATTTACGGAAGACAGTCTACCAAACTTTTTTGGTTCGGGATATTCCACCGTGAAAGGATTTACCGACCGCCTCATGCATCTTATAGGCGGTAAAATACTTAATTTAAGAATACGAATGCCTATTACCAATAAAGATAATCCTCGGAATTTTATCACTAAAATTACCACCTACGAAAAAATTTGCTCTATTCCAAACTCTATGACCGTGCTTCCAGAGCTGTTGCCTTTAGTTGTAGACATGATGACACAAGGCACAACTGGCACAATAAATTTAACCAATCCTGGTCTTATTAGTCATAATGAAATATTAGAAATGTATAAAGAAATTGTGAACAACGATTTCACCTGGAAAAATTTCACATTAGAAGAACAATCCAAGATACTGGCATCAGCGAGGTCGAATAACTTCTTGGATACCACACGCCTGGAAACATTATATCCCGATGTTAAAAATATAAAGGACAGTGTGAGAGAAATGCTGGAAAATTTTGCATTTTATGAAAATCAATCTAAGACGATCACCAACATTATTCCTAGCAATAATAATATCATACTAGAGCCAAACCTCACCGATTTTCAAAATACAACAGACACCACGTTATTAGTCACCGGTGGTTGTGGATTTATAGGATCGAACTTCATTAATTTAATAATGGCAAGGTTTAGTAACATTAAGCTGGTCAACATAGACGCGCTGTATTATTGTGCAAATAAAACAAATGTAGATAAGGTGTGGAGAGAAAGCAGCCGATATATATTTGTGAAGGGGAATGTATGTTCAATGGATTTGGTTACACACGTCCTTGAAACACATCAACCAACACATATTATACATTTTGCAGCCCAGTCTCATGTGCAAAATTCTTTCTCTGATGCTTTGCAGTATACCAAAGATAATGTGGTCGGCACACATACCCTTTTGGAAGCCACGCGCCTGTTTGGAAAGGTTAAGAAATTTATTCATGTGTCAACTGATGAGGTGTATGGTGAATCGATGTTAGATGTCGATGAAACATATAAAACAGAACATTCGGTGCTCTGTCCTACGAATCCATATGCGGCAACGAAAGCGGGCGCAGAGCTTATTGCCCAGTCATACAACCACTCCTTTGGTATGCCGATTGTGATTACGCGAGGCAATAATGTCTTTGGTCCGAACCAATATCCTGAAAAAGTTATTCCGCGATTTATTCAGCAACTAAAAGCTGGCGAGAAAGTAACTATTCAGGGCGATGGAAGTTGTGTAAGGGCATTCTTACATGCACATGATACGGGAACAGCATTCCAGACAATATTAGAAAAAGGGAAGGTAGGAGAGATCTATAATATTGGTTGCGATGAAGGCATGGAGTATTCTATTATGGATGTCGCGAAAATACTGATCGAAAAGATTCAAAACACGACGGATTATGATAGGTGGATTACGTATATTGAAGACCGACCTTTTAATGACCAGCGATATTATATAAGTAATCAAAAGTTGAAAGATTTAGGATGGGATATTACGGTTAGTTTTTTGGAGGGGATTAATTTGTTGGTTTGATATAATATATAATAGCTTTATAATATATTTTTTATGGATTCTTCAATACTAAGCGGATTATATTTTTCAATCTTTGTACTGTCTAAAATTGGACATGAGCGGTTAGGATTATTATTAATAACGATTTTTTTGGTATTACCGCATGAATCATTATATGCCTTCTTTAATTTCAGTAGTGTTGTTGTGCCTGGATTGACAAAGTTTAATATCCCTATATCTCCATTCTCTATAATTTGTGTTAGGATAGGGAAAAGAGTGTCAACGCATGTAATCGACATTGGCTTATTTGTCACTGACTTAAAACCCAACACTTTTACCATGAGATTATTCTTGTTTATACAACTGGATAAGGGGTAATTAATCCTCAAATATAGGACATTATCGTAGTGTTTACAAATATTTTCCAAGTATATTCTAGCCTTGCTGTAAAACTTGTCTGTGAAGTCTCCTTGATCTTCTTCCTTGCGCATTACATTTCCTTTGAATATTCCACCAGAACCGAATATAGTCAGATGTATATTTAGTTCCTTACATATATGACATAAAGTTAGCTGGTATGTAATATTTGTTTCAATGGTTTTTTCTTTATTATCATCGCACCAATCAATATTAGGTGAACCGGTGAGACCAGCAGCATTAATTACGTATTTGGGATTGAATAATGTCAACTGTTTTTTCAAACCTTCGATGTCCTCTAGTCTGGTGCTTATTTTCATCACCATTTTCATCTGTTTTTTTAGTGTCATATATATATGATTTCCCAAGTAGCCAGTTCCGCCTATTATTATATAATCAACCTGTTTTATAAAATTTTTAATGTTATCTTTTTCTGAAATAATTGGATTTGATATCGGCAAAGCAATGTTTAATGTGGGATCCATATAATGTATGTGTTTTGTTTCGCTATCAGAAAACATGCCGTTAAAATGGTATATTAAAATAGTATCCTCTTCCAAGGTTAGAAAACCGTGCAAATGATTTCTAGGGACGAATATTTGCGAATGTTCCGTGTTTGGATCCAAATTATAGTATTGAGGTTTTAAATAGTCAACAGATGTTTCGTCCAAATTAATTATAATATCTAATACCTTACCTTTAATGCATGTTACTAATTTATCAAAATTATTACAATGAAATCCTCTAAAAACATCTATTTTATTGCGACTAACAGTGCATTGTTGTATATTTGATATAATTTCATTATTTTTAAATGGAAACATTAAAGTTCCTCTTCTATCATTAAAATGTTTAGACATTTAAATATAATATTAATACTATTATATTTAAATTAATTAGTATAAACATCATAATTATAATATAATATAATATTATAATTATAATGAAAATACTTATTATAGGGGAAACCACTCTATTTATCACACATTTAACACGCATTTTACATAATTACAATATAGAATATGTGAAAACTATAAATGTTGACTCATTGGATTCAATAATCTCTCAAAATAACTTTTCAAATGTTATTTATGACTATAATAAATCATATGGTAATAATATATGGTCTACCTCCTATATAGAAGATAAATTAGACATAAATATAAAATATAATTTATATTATCCATTAACAGTTGCAAATATTTGCAATAAGCTAAATATTCATTTAACAATTATTGGGGATGGTTGCCTATTTATTCATAGTGGTTCAAGTAAACCCGATTTAAAGGTATCTTCACATTCGATAGTAAATTGCTATAAAGAAGAATTAATAAACAGTATTTTTAATAAGGTATTATATTTAAGAATTAGATATCCAATTTCAGGATATATGAACCCTTCTTGCTATTTGATGAAACTATTATCATATGATAATATACTGGATGTTAATAATTCCATAACAATTATAGAAGATATGATACCTATCTTACTAGAATTGTTAAGACAAAAAAAAAATGGAACATATAATTTATTTAATGAAGGGTCTATAAATTCTATTGAGGCTATTCTAAGATTAAAAAGTGAATTTGATCAAAATATTAACTTTAAATTAATTTCAAAAGAAGAGCATGACGTTAAACTAGGGACCAGATCTAATGTAATATTAGATAATACTAAACTTATTACATTTTGCCGTGAAAATGATCTAGTAGTTAAAAATGTAGAGCAATCTTTGAATGAGACAATTACTAAAATGGTTGATATTTGCAAAGAATTAAAATATTGTTTATGTTGCAGAAATAAAAATACTTTGTTATTAGACCTCGCATATCAACCTTTGGCGAATGATTTTCATGATCCCGGTTACATTAATAATATTTATCCACTTAGATTAAAATACTGTGATAATTGTTTTCATTGTCAACTATCTCATTCTGTTTCACCTGATATATTGTTTAAAAATTATAAATACGTTAGTGGAACATCAAATACCGGTAACCGCTTTTTTAAAGAAAATGCCGAATTTATAAATAATTATAAAAATATAAAAGAAAACCCAAAAATATTAGATATTGCATGTAATGATGGTTCTCAATTAAATGCCTTTAAAGATTTATACTGGGATACATATGGCGTTGACCCTGCTGAAAATATATGTCCTATCGCTGAAAAAGCAGGACATAATATAACTTGTGGATTTTGGACGGATGATATAGCCAAAAAATTACCAATAATGGATGTAATAACAGCCCAGAATGTATTTGCGCACACGCCAGATATAGATAAATTTTTACAAAGTTGTAAATTAGTAATGGATAAAAATACGAGCCTCTTTATACAAACATCACAAAGAGACATGATATTAAATGGGGAATTTGATACTACATATCATGAACATATCTCATTTTATAATACAAAATCAATGAAAATACTAACAGAGCGAAATGAATTAATTTTAAATAGAGTATTAGAACATAGTATACACGGTAGAAGTTATATATTTGAAATTAAATTAGAGAAAGATGATAATATATATAATGTAGATGAACATTTAGAAAAGGAAAACAATCTAGGTTTATACAATTCAATTACATATGACAAATTTAGACTTAATGCAGAACAGGCTATCGAAAATCTTAAGCTTACTATTGATAAATATAAAAAAAAAGGATATAAAATTATTGGCTTTGGTGCGGCAGCTAAGGGACAAACAGTGGTATGTTATGGAAATATTGAATTAGACTATATTATAGATGAAAGTCCTTTAAAAATTGGTTTATACTCTCCAAAACTTAATATACCAATTGTATCATTAAATCACTTTAAAGAAGACCCGGAACAAAAAATATTAGTGGTTATTCTAGCCTGGAATTTTGCAAAAGAAATAAAAGAAAAACTTAATAAAAATAAAGGAAATAAAAATATTACTATTATTGAAAGGTATTTTCCTAAAATTATTATTAATTAATGCTATGATTTATTAGCAATTATAAATATATATATAATTTATAACTAATAATTTACTATGAATTTATTAACTATATGCGATAATTACAAAAATCAGTTTTTTTTGGAGACATTGATATGAATGACATTATTTATGAGTATTGGTTAAATGAAGTTCACAATAAATAAGAGAAACATGAAAATAACTATCATACTGATAAATATTATCTTCATAGCTATATACCAATTTACGATAAATTATTCTTAAATTTTAAAGATAAGCAATGTAACTTACTAGAAATTGGGGTTCAAATGCGGAGGGTCTATTGCTTTATTTCGTAAATATTTTACGAATGCGACTATACATGGAATTGATATAGATAGTATACTAACCCGGGTTAGTAAGTTAGAAAAAGTTGAAACATATCAAGAAGATGCCTATTCGGAACAAGGTCTACAATTATTCAAACCGTTCATGTTTGATATTATTATAGATGATGGACCTCATACATTAGAAAGTATGATTTATGCCGTACAATATTATTTATATAAATTAAATAAAAATGGTATCATGGTTATAGAAGATATACCGGATATTAGTTGGATTGACCTCCTAGTAGAAAAAATACCAAGTGATATAAATTGTAAATATGAAACATTTGATGTAAGACTTGAAAAGAATAGATTTGATGATATCTAGTTAGTTATTACTATTATATAAAACTTGTGGATTCTTTATAAATATATTTATATATAAATATATTTATATACATAATAATGACTAAAAAGGCTCTGTTTATATGGATACCCAAGTATGCAGGTTCTAGCATTACTAGCCAATTTAAACTAAATCAACAAATAGATAACAATCCTTTTGTATACAATTTTTATAATAATAGTAATGTTACTTTTGAACACGCTGATATAAAACTTCTTCTTAAAAATAATATAATATCTTTAGATTTTATAAAAACTCATTTAAATTTTGCATAGTTAGAAATCCATATGATAGAGTGGTCTCTCTCTCTTCTTCTTTTTAAGATTAAATGAACTATATTCATTTAAAAATTGGGTAAAATACTTATACGAAAATAGAGGGTATATTCCTCCAAACTGTGATAGAAATGTTAGTTATTACAAAGAATGTAATAATAAATGTAAGTTAACTATAGGTGGAGAATGCATATGGTATCGATTGTATTAGTAATCAATGGAATCTAATGTGCAGTTGGATTCCGGATGATATCAATCAAATATATTATTTTGAAGATATACCCAATATAATTACTGATATAGGTAAGCAAATATATACAGAACTTAATATGGAAGCTAGTACAAAACACACTCATATAAATAAATCACAACACGCTAAGTATATGGACTACTATGACATTAAACCGCGTAATAAAATTTACGAATTATACAAAGAAGATTTTATTAGATTTAAATATGGTTCAAGTCTCAATAGAGAATCTAACTTCTAAATTAAAATGGTTATATATATATATGGAGAGTTTAAAAAAAAATGGATATTTGCATTTACAAAATCATATTGATGAAAATGCAATAAATGAATTAATGGATAAAATAAATATTGAAAGGAAAGCATTGCCAGGTTATGGTTTTTATGAAAATAAACATAATAATTTAGGAAATCGTATTGGTAGATTACATCTTAAACTAGATGAATACTATAACTGTTTAAATTATGTTAAAACGGATATATATAATATTTTAAATAAACCCGTAATTATGGGCAGTTTAACTTTTGAAAATGGAAGTTCTCAGTCGGCTCACATTGATAATTGGTTTTTTTATACTAAACCTGAAAAAGATATGATTGGTATATGGATTGCTCTAGAAGATGTAGAGGATGATGCCGGTCCCCTCTTCTATTATGAAAATAGTCATTTATTAGAAACCACTGACCCTGCCGATTTCGAGTTTGTAGATAGTAGTAGTACTGGTAATAAATTAGCAGATGATTTACACAAAAAAATAATAAATTTAAATAAAATAAATGTAAATGTTAAAAAAGGTGATGTATTTATTTGGGATTATAATCTTGTTCATGGGGGCAGTCCTATTACCAATACCGATAAAACACGAAATAGCATTGTATTTCATTTAATAGATGAAGATGCTGAATTATATTCGTTTGATGATTACATGAAGTATGGTAAAAATGTGGCTTCTAAATTTAAAATGAATATTAATATTAAAGAAAATAAAGGATGGAAAATTCAAGATTTTTCCTGTATCGAATATGTAAATAATAAGTGTGGATATTCTAAAATAATGTTGAATGATTGAGTTTAAACTTTATCTTTAAACAGATCATAACATTGTTGAAAGGGAACATCCCAATTACTATTTAATAATTTAGGTGGTTCATCCGTTATTTTATTCTCACGTATTCTTCTGACAGCTTCCTCCATGCCATCTAATAATGAATTTATATTTGGATCACACATTATTATTTTATCTGTATACCTTGAAATCGTTTCTTGAGTTTTATGACTGAAATTTGTATGGATAGTTAACCCATTGCAAAACGCCATTTCTAATGGAGGATAACTCGGATGTGGTGCCATTTGAAAACTTATTAAAATATCAGCTTCACACATTAATTTATAATAGCTATCTAGGTCTAAAAATCCTAAGTCTTCATAATAGTATTTGTCTAATAATATTACTTTTTTGTTTTGTTTTTGACCAAATCCATATACTTTGTCATTTTCCGTTAGTAATCCATTTTGAAAGGATGATAATAATAGTTGATGTAATAATTTAACACAGTTTCTTTTTGCTATAGTAGCGTCTCTAGAATAAAAAATAATTTTTAAATTTTTACGAATTGGTTTATAAACATAATACAATCTATCTGTGTCAAAGGCTGGTTCAAACCAAGTAATATTTCCTTTACAATATTGTTCATTCGTAAACGGATATAATGTTCTTTTTAACTCATCGCATAGAATACTTGTATTTATAAAGCTATAATATTCCATATTATAACAACTTAATGCCTTTGCATATGTTTCGTCACCAGCATGTAACAACAATTCATTTTCTTGAATAAACCAAAAAAACTTTTTGAAATTCATATATCCGAGTATAAATTTGAGTGGATATACGGTCCACCAAGCAGAAGTAATAAATATATCATCATAACTAATTACTATATCATTTAATAAAAGACTATCATATTCGATATTAGAATCTAAATTATATCGTAGTATCGCATCTTTTATAAAAGACGGGTTAAACTTAGTATAAATAAATATCAGCCTTACTTTATAATTTCTTTTTACCAGAAAGTTTGCAAATAAAAATAAAGTCATTGGTCCAGCAGATAAGTCTGCACCCGGCAACAATAAATTTATTCTTTTTGTTTCATCTCGAACGGGTATAAAATCATGTTTGGGAATAATAGTCCAGTCAGAAAATCCTAGATCTCTAATAAAATTTTTACATTTTTCATTTGGTTTAACATTGTTAATGAGATTCGTTTTACTAAAATGTTCTAGTGGATTCATATTATTTGGAATGTTATAAGTACGTTTATACCATTCGGTATTAAAATATAAGGATGGGTTTTTATTTTCTTTATAACCGAACATACAATAATGTGTGAATAGTTTGTCATCTGAAATATTTAAATTATAAGTTCTCTTATACCAAATTTTATTGAAATAGTTACCTGAAGGTGATTGATAATACATTATCTTATTATAGTATATTATTATATTTTAAGTAGTGTTCGAAATTATTGAACCAATCAAATCTTTTAAATGCTCCTTGTTCTGGTAGAACCCCGCCGTTTTCTCCTTTAGTTTTAAAAAAAAAATCTTCAGATGTATGTAAAAATCTTAATAAATAATTAAAGAATGGGTGTGTAATGTTATTAAATAATAGATAAGGTAATACATATTTCCATTTTATTGCAAAACTAACCGGTAAATGTATCCATTTTTTTAAAAAACAGGGATTGTGTGATGGACAAGATATATATTTTTTATATACAAAATATTGGCTCAGAATCATATTTTCTTTAATGATTACATCTGTTTTATATCCTAAGCCGGTCAGGTGTGCAATCATTTTCGTTTCAATGTGAATTACGAAATCCCATCCAGTGTTACATTTAGGCAAATTTTCTTCAATAAATGAAATTAAATCTTTTCTTACACCTTGTTTTATTTCTATAGGCGTACCAATATAATGATACATTATTTCTGATGAGTCCCAGTGACCCCATAAATCAATGTCTTTATTCCGCATAGTAGCAATAGATTGTCTCATATTATTAATTCCATTTATACCTAGAATTAAACTATCATTTAGTAACAAGATTCTTTCATATTTAGAACACTTATGTAATCCAGATAACCAGATATACCAATCCGTCCCATGACCAATATTTTTAATATAATTTATTTTACATGGCAATATATCAATATTTTTAATTTTATAAGAAGCTGTATAAAATAAAATATCAAACTTAAGAAGCATTAAAATCTTTAAATTATTAATGACATAATCTTTTATAATATTATCTTTATCATAATGTGCATATATCACGCAATTTTTATAAGAATAATTTTGTATTGGAAATAAGATGACTTCCTCTGAATATAAAAATTTATCATAAAGATCTTTAAATGAGGTCCAATATGTAGTCTCTCCATTTCTAATAGGTAAATTATATGATTTAATCATGGTTCCCTGGCTTTTATATTTATAATCTAATGCATTATAGTTTACAACATATTGTGTAAATTCATTCGTATAATTTAGTTTTATATTAGCAAAATTCATACAATAATTATATAAAACAGGTTGTGAAGCATGGGAATTATCCCATCTCCAGTTATTTTTAATAAAAATCGAATTTTTTAAATCACTATTCGTTAATCTATAAAAATCAATTCGATATTTATCATCTGAAACGACTAAACTAGATATTTTATAATTATTTTCTAATAAAATTTTAGATAAACCATATTCGCCTGTTACGACTGCATCAATTTTATCGGTTTTATGACCATATATAGTATTTATATATTTATTATTATTCATACTAATTTGTGTATTTATTAATAAATTATAAATATTTTTATCAATTATTAACAATACAAATATCGGAACGATTCGTAAGCCAGGTCCTCCTATATCAATATCAGGTAAAATATTTGCACAGGGTGAACATATAACTGATCGTTCTTCTCGCATTTTATTTAAAAATGGATCTACCCAATGCCGTTCTTTACCATCTTCATATACTGGACCAAAACTACTAGCATTAATTAAACATAAATGACTAAAGGAGTCGTATATGGGTTTTCTATATTTTTTTTCAAAATACTTAATGCCATCATGCCACCCTTCCCAGTCACTACAATTATCTTGTTTATGCACAAATATATCATCGCGACTAGGTATCAATACTTCACATTGATGTCCATTTATTATAAACAATGTAGTAATATCCATATCTCTCCATCTTGACTTATCTAAACCATATTTCATAAAAAAAGCTAAATTTGTTTGATTTTTTTGTTCATTTTTACGTTCATAATATACATATATTACACATATCTTTTTTTTATAAGTATTCAAAAGTCTGTGTGATTTTCCCTTTGTTTTTATTGGTAGTTGTAATATATTCTTTCTACGTATTACCAAAACCATATCGATAAATACATGCCGTAATTTTTTTTGTTGTAATAATGACACGATAAAATTCGTTTTATTATATAATGTTCCAGTCCAAAATGGCTGTTGAGTATAATTAGAATGAAAACAAAATCCCGAACAAGCAATCTCTTCCCTGTTTATATTACGAACATTTTTGGGGTAGAATATTTTATCGCCCTCTTTCACTTTCCAATACAGAATATTGTTATTGTTATTTTGCATATTATATCTTAATTGTTCTAATACCATGTTGTGTGTCAATGTATCACTGTCATTTAAAACGATGTTCCTACCTTCATCTGCTTTTGATAGTGCCTCATTTATATAAATATTTTCGGGAGATTTATCGTCTTGATAGGATTTAAATATAGTTATGTTTTCATGTGACTGATATTCATTTAAATATTCTTTACACCTGTCATCACTATAAGACACGATGACCCGATATCTTGTATACGTTTGTTCTAAAATACTTTTTAGACACGCACGAAATTGTTCGGGTGGATATGATGCGGTAATGAATATGTTAAATAGTGGCGTATCCAATACTGTTATATTATTTTGATGCATATTTCGATGCATATTTCGATGCATCTTTGCTGGTGGACGCATCTCTACAGGTTGATGCATCTCTACCGGTTGACGAATCTCTACCGGTTGACGCATCTCTACCGGTTGATGCATCTCTATGCGTTTATTCCAATTTCTATATCGGCGCATCACTTATAATAATATATTATTTATAATAGTATAATAATGCGCAAATGTTCCGCATTATGATAATTAATACTAATTCCTAAATTAAATTTATGGTGAATATAACATCAAATAACATAGTGTAACGACGCAAACGTGTTTTAGACCTGCTAAATGCTGTGTTAGTTGTATATAAATCGATAAAATTATATTCATACTTGTTCGCGAAATTAATTTATAAAAATTTATTATATATATATATATGATCTCAATAATAGGATTAGGTTTTGTCGGTGGTGCAATGTATAAAAGTTTTCAGCAAAAAGAAGTAAATGTAGTTGGATACGACAAATTTAAAAATGGTGGCATAGGAACATTTCACGATGTGCTGTCATCATCGATAAGTTTTTTATGTTTACCAACATTATTTAACAATGAAACGAATGAATATAATAAAGACGCCATCTATGAAACGTGTGACAAATTAAAAGATCAAAATTATTCCGGGTTAGTTGTCATTAAATCTACGGTAGAGCCTGAAACTACAGATAATTTATCGAAAGCATACCCTATGCTAAAAATATGTCACAACCCCGAATTTTTAACAGCAAAAACAGCATTTCACGATTTTCACAATCAGAAACATATAGTTTTAGGAAAAGGTGAGAACTGTTTAGATAGTGATGTAAACGTATTGGAGACATTTTATAAAACACACTACCCTGATGCTACTATCAGTAGGTGCTCGTCATTAGAAAGCGAGAGCATGAAAATCATGTGTAATAGTTTTTATGCCAGTAAAATTATGCTGTTTAACGAATATTATCAATTATGCCAAAAAAATGAGGCTGACTTTGATACGATACGTGACTTAATGTTGAAAAATGATTGGATAAACTCCATGCATACAATGGTGCCGGGAACAGATAAACAATTGGGCTATGGCGGTGCTTGCTTTCCCAAAGATACTGCTGCGCTCTGTAGTTATATGGAAACAATGAACAGTGATAATACTATACTAAAAAGTGTTATAGAAAAAAGAAACAAATTACGTAAGGATTAATGTAAATATAAATGTAAATATAAATATAAATAGTATAATATATATTTATATAAATGGAAAACAAAAATATTTTAATTACTGGTGGTGCGGGATTTATCGGGTCAAATATTGCAGAAACGTTGCTTAAAAAAGATGTAAAATCCATACGTATATTAGATAATTTGGTCACGGGTAAAATGGAAAATATTCAGTTTTTATTAGATGCACACGACAACCTAGAATTTATGCGCGGAGATATTGCTGATTTAGAAACTTGTCGTAACGCGGTAAAAGGGATAGATGTGATTTGTCATCAGGCAGCGATCGGTTCTGTTCCGCGTTCGGTGAAAGACCCATTAACTTCACATATTTCCAATGTGAATGGGTTTTTAAACATGCTTATTGCTGCAAAAGAAGAAGGTATACGGCGTTTTGTGTATGCCTCTTCATCTTCCGTGTATGGTGATCATCCAGAATTGCCAAAACAAGAAAGCAAAACAGGCAATGTATTGTCCCCATATGCGGCCACCAAAGCCATTGACGAGATATATGCTGGTGTATTTACGAAATGTTATGGTATGGAGTGTATCGGTTTACGATACTTTAATATATTTGGACCGAGACAAGATCCGGATGGTGCATATGCCGCGGTAATTCCAAAATTCATTAAAATGATGCGAGCCGGCAAGCAACCAAAAATCAATGGCGATGGCAGCTTTTCGCGTGACTTTACATACGTTGAAAATGCGGTGCAGGCGAATATATTGGCATTAACTACGACTAATACAGCGTGCTGTGGGGAAGCCTTTAATATTGGTGCTGGAGGACAAACAACAATTCTAGCAATGGTGAATGTAATCAACAAAGAACTGGGACGCAATATTCAACCTATTTTTGGCGAACAACGTGCCGGAGATATACCGCATAGCAATGCTGATATTAGTAAAGCAAAAAATATGTTAGGATATCATCCAAAGATATCTTTTGAAGAAGGGATGGGAAGATTGTTCGAGTAAGTTTGTATATAGTAAATATTAAATAATAGTAATTTACTATTTATATTATCAATAAATAATAATTTATTATATAATAAATTATTATTTAATAAAGGTGTAAAAAGCGTATTATATTGTATTATTTGTCAATATGGTTTTTATTTTATGTATTGAATTATTCGCGTTTATTTTCGATATACAAGGGTCGCACAAAAGCATTATTGATGTCTCAAATAATTCTTTTGTATTTAATAATACCTCTTTAGGAACATACTTTTGTAGAGCTTTTTCCAAATAAATTTCACTACAAGAACCTACTTGGCAAAATATTCCTTGTTTATTTATTAAATTTATAATTTTATCTCTTGAAATTTTAAATTTATCAGAGTCAATAAAAAAATAATATTTATAATAAGAATGATAGACATACGATGGAGGAATAGTTAAACGAATTCCGGGAATATTCTTCAAATTTTCATTATAAATATTTGCTATTGTACGTCTATGATTTACCCAATTATCTAGTTCAACTAGTGCTTCTAATCCAATCGCCGCTTGTATAGGAAGCATTCTCCAATTCGTTCCAATATTTTCATGTAGCCATCTAAAACCTGGTGGATGTTCTTTATTAAAATAAGAGTCATAGTCTTTTCCATGGTCTTTTAAAGACCACGCTTTTTTATATAATGCTAAAGAATTTGTTGTTATCATACCTCCTTCACCCCCTGTTGTCATTATTTTATCTTGACAAAACGACCAGGCATTAATATCACCCCATGATCCAATATATTTATTTTTGTATTTAGCTCCATGAGCCTGTGCACAATCTTCAATTATATAAATTCCTTTACTTTTACAATAAGCACATATTTTATCTAATTCACACGGCCATCCCGCTAAATGAACTAAAATAATTGCCTTGGTTTTTGGGGTTATATTTTTTTTTATAGATTCTAATGTTATATTTTGACTATTTTTATCTACATCTACAAATATTGGTTTAATGTTTAACCAAGCACAACAAGAGGCGGATGCAATAAAAGTTCTTGGTGTAACTATAATTTCATCATCCTTATTTATATTTAATGTTCTAATACACAATTCTAAAGCAACTGTCCCGTTAAATACTGCAACAGCATGATCAGTTCCAATATATTTGGCAAAATTCTTTTCAAATTCATAAACAATATTATTTGTATGTTGATTTACTTTACCAGAACTCAATATTTGTGTAACTACAGATGTCATCTTTGTATTAAATATAGGCCATTTTGATTTATCAGTCATAAATAAATATTATATATAATTTATATATTATAATTTATACTATATAAATTATAATATATAATTTATATATATATATATATAGCTAATATGGAAAACTTTTATACAAATAAAAAAATCTTAATAACAGGAGGAACTGGTTCATTGGGACAGGCTATAATAAATATATTACAAAAAATAAATTGTAGTATTTATTGTTTGTCTCGTGATGAGTATAAACAATGGTATATAAAAAATAGAAAATTTAAACAAAACTATAATAATATACATTTTATTCTAGGAGATATTAGAGATAAAACAATAGAAAAACATTTAAAAAACATTGATGTTGTTATTCATACTGCTGCATTGAAACATATTGATTATTGTGAAAAAAATTCGGAATATGCTATTGATATAAATGTAAATGGCACTGCAAATTTATTACAACTAGCAAAAAACAATAATGTGAAATATTTTATATCAGTTAGTACTGATAAGGCATGCTCCCCCAGTAATACATATGGGGCCACTAAGTTATTAACAGAGAGATTAACTATAAATAATGATTGTGATGAAATGAAATGTTCTGTTATAAGATTTGGTAATATTTTTGCATCCCGAGGTTCTGTTGCGCATGCGTTTCATGATTATATTGTAATGAACAAAAAATTAGTAATATATAATCCAAATATGACACGTTTTTCTGTATCAGTCGAGGATGCTGCAAAAAATTGTTTAAATATTCCGCTATTATCACATGGCGGTGATATAATTATACCAAAGAGTAAAAGTTATAATATATTAACATTAGCAAAAGCTTTTTTAAAAACGTATAAGGGTCATGATGTAGATATTATGACAAATATAGAAATTAAAGAATTAAGGACTTCAGAAAAAATACACGAAGAATTAATATCTGATTATGAATTTAATAAAATTTATAATATGGATAACTTTTATATTGCAATAACTGATATAAAAAAACAAAATTTATATGATAAAAAATATAGTATAGATATATCAAATTTAAATAGCAATACTGGACTTTTAACTGATGAAGAATTGGTGGAGATTATAAAAAAATTTAAAAAAAACAAAGAAGACCGTAAGTTTATGTGGTAAAAGACATTACTGTGATGAAATATATAAATATATATAAATATATATTAAATATATATTTATATAATGAAAAATATCTGTATAATAACTGGTTCAAGAGCAGATTATGGACTTTTAAAGAATCTAATGATAAATGTTCATAATGATGATGCTTTAAATTTAATATTATTTGTAACCGGTTCACACATGGAAGAAAAATATGGATATACATATAAAATAATAGAACAAGATAATATTAAAATAGATGAAAAATTAAATACAAATTTAATAGGAGATGGACCACAAGATATATTACGCAGCATGTCCATAGAATTAAAAAGTATGTCTGATAGTTTTAAACATTACAATATAGATTTAGTTATTATTTTAGGTGATAGGTACGAAATTTTAATAGCTGCGCAAGTAGCATTAATATATAATATACCTATTGCACATTTATGTGGTGGTGATATTACTATCGGTGCATATGATAATGCAATACGTAATTCCATCACACAAATGTCAAAATATCATTTTGTAACATGTAATAGTTCAAAAAATAATTTAATAAATATGAATATAGATAAAGATAGAATATATTGCGTTGGTAATCCGGGATTATATGATATCATGCAATTTATTCCTGAAAATAAAACTATTTTTTTAAATAAAATGAAACTAGATGAAAAAGAAAAAAATATTTTAGTTGTTTATCACCCAGAAACATTATTAACAGAAAAAGATAATATAGAAAATTTCAATATATTAATTCAATCAATATTAAATATAAAAAATTTTCATAAAACAAATATTATATTTATAGAAACAAATGCAGATAATTACAACAATTATATATTCAAAAAAATTCAAGACATTACAGCAAATAACCCCAATATATACTCATATAAATCTTTAGAAAGAGCTGATTATTTAAATTTAATGTATTATTGTAATATTTTTATAGGCAATTCTTCCAGTGGTATTTATGAAGTCCCGTTATTTAAAAAAATCACATTAAATATTGGAAAAAGACAACTAGGTAGAACTTGTGGTAGAAGTATAATTCACTTAGATTATTCAACAGAAATTATTACAAAAGCTATAAATGATAATTTAAATAAAATAAATATTAACGATAGTATTTTTTTAGAAGATTATCCATATAAATTATGTAATTCATCGGAAGAAATTATTAAAATAATTAAAAATAATTTTGTTAATGATAATATACCAAAATATGCAGTTATTGGAGGTGGGGGTCATGCACGAGTAATAATAGACGCACTATTTGAAATTAAAAAAAAAAACAACATAAATATTGTAGGATACTATGACGATAATTGTAAAACTCCGTATAGAAATATAAAGATGTTAGGAAAAATCAGTGATATTAAAAACAATGATACAATGAATAATGATACCGTGAACAATAACATTTTTTATATTTGTGGAATAGGTAATCTTGAAACAAGAAACAGTATTATATGTAAATTTGATAAATTAAATTGGGGTAATGTTATTCACCCTTCTGCAGTTATTTCAGAAACAGTAATACTGGGAAAAAATATTTTTATAAACGCAGGTGTAATTATTAATTCACAAAGCGTTATTAAAAACCATACAATAATTAATACTAATTCAGTAATAGAACATGATGTGTTAATAGAATCAAATTGTCATATTGCTCCGAGTGTTACTATCTGTGGACATGTTACAATAAAAGAAAATACTTTTATCGGCTGTGGAACAACTGTTATACATAAAAATAAAAAAGGATTTATTACTATAGGAAAAAATAATTTTTTGAATGCAAATACCTTAATTCTTCATTCAACACTAGATAATATGAAAATTAAAGGAACATATTAACTCAATGAATAATATAATAATTTGTTTGTAAAATAGGAAAATATATTATATTAAAAATACATAAATATTATATAAATATTATAATAAATATAATATAAAATGGTTTATGTTATAGCCGAAGCTGGTGTAAATCATAATGGTTCGTTGGATATGGCTTATAAATTAATAGATATAGCTGCTGATGCAAAAGCGGATGCTATTAAATTTCAAACGTTTAAAAGCAGTAAAGTGGTTTCAATTGACGCAGAAAAAGCAGAATATCAAAAAGAAACTACTGGGAATAATGAAAATCAATTAGAAATGTTGGAAAAATTGGAATTATCTTATGATGAGTTTAGATTAATTGCTAATAAATGTAAAGATAAAAATATTGATTTTATATCTACTCCGTTTGACCTTGATAGTGTAGACTTTTTAGATACATTGGGCGTAAATATGTATAAGATAGGATCAGGTGAGTTAACAAATTATTTATTATTAAAAAGAATTGCGGAAAAAAATAAAAAGATAATATTATCGACTGGTATGAGTTCATTAAAAGAAGTAGAAGATAGTGTTAATTTTATTAGAAACTATAATTCTAAAGAAATAATTGTATTACATTGTGTATCTTGTTATCCGACAAATAATAATGATTTAAATTTAAATTGTATAAAAACAATGAAACATACATTAAATATTCCCGTCGGATTTTCTGACCATACAAAAGATGATGTCGCATCATTATATGCGATTTGTTCTGGAGCAGAATATATTGAAAAACACTTTACAATTGATAAGGAATTAATTGGTCCAGATCATAGAGCATCTTTAAATCCTAAGGAACTTACTGAATTTATAAAAAAAATAAGAGATTGTGAAATAATGTTAGGTGATGGTGTAAAAAAATGTAGAAAAACAGAAGAAGAAAATAAAAAAGTTGTGCGAAGATCATTATTTTTTGCAAAGAATTTTAAAAAGGGGTATATAATACAAGAGTCCGACTTCGTGTCATTAAGACCCTATGATGGTATATGTGTTTCAAATTATCAAAAATTATTGGGAAGAAAACTAAAAAAAAAAGTGTTGAAGAATTCATATGTCTCTTATGATGATTTTGAAAAATAAGTGCTTTTTATAATAAATTATTTTTATAATTAATTTTCATATATTATAGTATATGAAAATTTATGCATTTATATTCGCTCGGGGTGGTTCTACTGGATGTAAAAATAAAAATATAAGATTATTAGGAGATATACCTTTAATAGCACATACTATTAATCTTGCAAAATCTATGAATAATATTGATAAAATAATTGTATCTACCGATTCTCTTGAAATTTCAAATATAGCATACGAATATGAGGCAGATATTATTATAAATAGACCTGATAAATTGGCTACTTCAGAATCAAAAGAATTAGATTCATGGAAACACGCAATACATTTTTTAAAAAATGAAGGTGAGGTGTTTGACCTATTTATTAGTATCCCGTGTATTGCTCCTTTACGAACCGCTGATGATATTAACAATTGTATCAGTAGTTTTATAAAGAATGATTCTGATTTATTGGTAACTACTACAAAAGATGAAAAAATAGCGTGGGTGGTGAATGTTGATAATAATTATATTAAACCATATACTAACGCCACATGGGTAAATAGAAGACAGGACTTTAAAAAAGATATAAGGCTAATAACCCCAGTATGCTATATATCTACGGTAGAGCATATATTAAGTATAGAACATGTTCTCGATGGTGCTGTTTCTACGCATTTAATTCCATATGAGCGTTCAATCGATATAGATAATGAAATTGATTTTAAACTAGTAGAACTATTATATCATAATAAGTTAAAATGATATAAGTTAAAATGATATAAGTTAAAATGGAATTTATTTTTTTATCTAAATTATTATTTCAGTATTTTATTTGTATTTTTTTATCTAAATTATTATTTCAGTATTTTATTTGTATTTTGTTTGGATTATTTCAATTAATTTTAAAACTATATCTTTTGTGTTTTGATTCTTAAATAATGGATTTGTGTCTTTATATTTATATTCAGAACTCATCATTTTTAATATAATATTAAATAAATTTTCTTCTAGATTATTCCTTATATCTTCAATATATATATATTCTCCATAATTTATATCTTTTAAATTAAACAGCTTTTTCTTATCATATTTTATTTTACTTAAATCCCGATACTGTTTCTCTTTTTTTATTTCACCTTTCTTATTTAATGAACTCATATTTAACCATTTAAACCAATCGTCCTTTTCATTATTAGTAGAAATATGTAACATAGGAAATTTATATATCCAATTATACCAGGATACTGTACTGGGATAAAAAATTATACCTGCATCTGTATAAGTTAATGTTTCTTCATGATAATCATAATCGACTATTTTATTATTATGTAATTCTAATAAATTACATATACCCCATTCCTTATCATTTTTAATATTATTTAACGATTCATTTAATTTATTCTTAGGATGTATATTTGAGGCAACATTCACATATAGTTTATTGTCTATCATCTTACAATTGTTTGGATGTAATTTAATCAAAACATTATATTTTTTTTGTAAAATACTTATTATGTGAAGTAGTAAACTATTTTTATAATATAATTGGTATTCAAAATTCAAAAATTGTGGCCGAAAAATTTTATGATTGTCTTTTTCTCCACAAATTATTTTTTTATCTAAAATTGCGTCGCTGTCTATTACTGGCCATACTAAAAAGATTGTAATCGTTTTTTTTTTAATATCAAGATTATATATTTTAAAAAATGTTTGTTTATCTAAAAATCCTTTGTTATTAATTGTATTATCTGGATTTAAAACACCGATCTCTTCTCTAGTTAAATTACAATTAAAATATGAATTTTTAATATTCATAGCTGAAGTAATAAAATTATCTATATACCCTGTTGATATAACCGATTCAATCTTATCTAATGGTCTAAATCCAATAATAACTTTATTAGAACCAGCTTTTTTTTTATGCAATATAATATTTTCGTTTCTATTTATATAATTACTATGGTCATGTCCATATGCTATTGGTAGTATTATTATTTTTTTATTATTATAAAGATTAACATTATAATGGTTTGGATGTGTAATTATTATATTATTATAATATTTTATGTCATCTAATGATATTTCTCCTTCACGAGATGTTAATATGTCTGTCCAATAACCGTTCTCAAAAAAATATTTTTGTAATAAATTTAACGATGAAGGGTACCAAAAATACTTCGATTTTAAAATTACTGCAACCTTTTTCTTTTTAAAATGGGTATTATATAATTTAAATAATTTTATTATAGTATTTTTTTTTATATTACTGATATTACAACGCATTATTTCATTATATTTTATATAAAATATAATTGTGCCTTTACATATTTTAAAATCAATACGAACAGGCCTTTTCGTGTGAATATCATTAGCATTATTATTATTATTATTCCTGTGTATATTAATTTGACTATTTATTAAAATTATTATTTCTGGAGATAATTCTAATATATATAATATAAAATGTAATGGTATTAGTGTTCTATGTTCTGCAATTTTTATTTTTATGTTTAAAAATAACTTTTCTATAGTATCACTTGAAATAGTATCACCTTTTTTGTTAGTTCCAATTAGAATATTGTAAAAGAATATATATATATATTCATTATTTTCAATATAATATAAATGATTTATTATATATTTCAAACTATGCAATATATTGAAAGATTCTAGTATATTTTGTTGTATATTGTTATGTGATAAATATAGTTTCACCGTATCAATACTACACTTTACTTTTGTGTCTATATAATTTTCTAGAAATTCACAATATAATTTATTCTTTATTAGTTTATTATATTTTGCACTTATTTTCTTAAACGTTTCATAATCATTTATATATACAATATTATTCATATATATATATATATTTATATAAGATATAAACTTAAAATATATCAGTAATTAAGTTCATCTAATATAAATTATACATACAGCATAAAATATTGTTATAATAATATTTCATCTAAATTCAGTTCCGCATTGAATTTAATTTGGGTGTTTTTCACTTCATCGTAATTATATAATAAATAATATAGTTTTTTTGACCATTCCGTAATACTAAAATCATTACAGATCAAATAATTCGGGAATAATTCATAATATCCGACATTTCTAGTTATCAATGGCAAGCAGCCATGATGGTAAGCTTCACGAATAGTATTTGAATTGGAATCAAAAAAAGATGGGTGCAGTAAAACTTTGCTTTTTGCCATAAAGCGCAAACAATCTTTTTGTTTCTGTAAAGGATAACATGTTGTATTTGGTATTTTTTTAAATATGTCACTATTGTTTCCTATAATTACTTTGGAATATTTATGAAATGCATAGTTGCGCAATACGTCGTATAGAAATAAATTATTTTTTGCAGCGCGTTTGAAATTGCTGCAGATCAGCACAATATCTATTGTTTTGATATATTTTTCATCTATTTTTTTTATACACACGGTAGTATCTACTGGTTCTCGTAGTTTATGCATAAATTCAGGGTATATTTTGGAGAATATCTTATGTGTTAAATGACTATTTACTACTATACTATCACATTTTGTATTTGTTTCTACCTCATCGCGTAATATGTGTGTATTCACAAAATTTGGGTTTAAAAAAGATATCGCACTCATATTACTATAAAATAATCGGAAATGATTAATGCCTGATACCAGATAAACCGTGTAACATTTAAATATCTTTTTACAAAATAGTGGCGCTCGATAATTTTTGGCTAAGCAGAGTGTGGGGTTCGTTTTTAAATAACCAAATGTATCCTTGACTACTTTACTTTCATCATATTTATATTGATACAAAAATATACCTCCTATGTTATCAGGGTCATAATTAACTTCTAATGTATTATGAAAAAATACACCCACGACATTAAAATCTTTGCTACGTAAAAATTTAATAATTGCATACGCATTTGTTGCTGCACCACCATAACCAGGGTATTGTGTCGAACTCACCACAATAACTGGCTTCAGCAAACATTTTTGCAGCATTCTATTGGTTACTAATGCAGCATCTTTTACGACATCTACTGCACCATGTTTTACTATTTCACTGTGTTTTACTATGTCACTGTTTTTTATTATTGGATTATGATGTTCTACCATTACTTCATCTATAAATTTACGTTTACAGGTTATATTGGATAATAACGTCGTTATGAAATCATGCTCTCCACAATATTTGGCTTTCCAGAATGCCTCATTTTTATATTTTGAATGAAAGCAAAATCCATTTGATGATATTTCAAATTTTTTTATATCTTCTATATTCTGGGGAGCTACAATGGTATTGCCCATTTTCACTTTCCAAAATACTATTTTTGAATGATGCCTTGCCATATGGCGCAGTGAATTTAAAACCATGTTATGTGCCAGCTCATTGATGTCATCTAAAAATAATATCCACCCGTCATTTACTTTGGATAATAACGCGTTATAATATAAATTATCATTATATCGATTGTTGTTTGTTTCTCGATCCAACGTTAATTTATGAATAGTAATATTATTGTTATCATAATAATTCTGTAAGTATTCATTACACCGATCATCGCTATAACCAAGTATAATTTCGTAATTTGTATATGTTTGTTCCAGTATACTCTCTATGCATGTTTTAATGTTTTCTTCTCTATATGTATGATAAATTAATATGTTAAATTTTGGTATGGAAAGTGGTGTAAAAGTATACATATATATTATAATATTATAATATTATAATATATAATACTGTATATTTTATTATACTATTGATATATATATATTATAATACTGTATATTTTATTATACTATTGATATGAGAACTATTATGATAGTGCGTTAAAATGTAACATGTCATAGATGAGTGAATGTGTAATTTTTTCTTTATCCTCAAGGCGTTTCAGCATATCACCTTGTTTCCACATGGTATAAAACAAATCGATAGAATATGTGTTTTTAAGTCTACTATAATCTATATTTTTATCAAAAAATTTGTGAATTTCATTATATTTTATTATTCCTTGAAATACTTCTGGTGTTGCGCACTCATTTATTCTGTTATTATTGATGACACTTCGTGTGCATAAAATAGGACCGAGTTCTCCCCAATATTTTTGACGCACATTTCCACCATGTATGTTATTTACATGCAATAAATCTAAGAACGATCTGCTGGATTTGTTTTTATTTGTATAAAAGGCATAAAACAACTCCAATAAATCGTTTTCTGTTAATACTATATCAAATTTCTCTCTGCTGAACGTCGTCGGGAGTAAATCTTTGAGCTTACCAAACATAACTTTATCTAACACATATTTAAACTGGCTTAAAAAAATCGGGTCTTTCTTTGTGACTTTAACGGGGTTGGAAGCAACATAAAATTCCTTACCTATTATTGCATTTTTCTTTTTTCTAAATTGATACATTTTCTGTGACATGGGTGGATAATAATCTAACGAGAAAATGCTTTTTTGTGGAAAATCATACCTTTTTACATTATAAATATCTAAATCAACATACCACCCTCCTTTCTGATATAATAAAGCATTTCTAAATAAGTTGGAAAACCCAGCATAACTATCCGAAAATTTATATATTAAACTAGCAGGTATGATTTCATTGCCATCCATTATCACAACGTTGTCGGGAACATTCTCAACTTTTTCATATGTATATAAAACATACATGTGTGAATTTCTGACAAATGATTTTACGCACATGTTGTGTAGCGTTTCTAATGTATTGCCAACCCACAACCCTTGAATAAGTATATTCTCTGGATGATAAAATTGTATTTTGCTGGTCTCGTCTTTGATATAGTTATTGATCCAAAAATTTTGTAATTCATTTAATTGAAAATTCGTTACGGTCAAGTAAGTAAACGTTGGAGTTTGCAGTATACAATATAACATATCATGTAATGCCTCATTTTCTCTCGATAATTTATTACAGGGTAGTTTTACGATATTTTCAAAAAAAGAAAATCTATTTTTGTAGTTGACATAATTATTAGTTCTTATGTCATGTATAATTTTATTTTCCTCTGCATCTCTGCTCACAAATGTGTCATGTAATATAATATATTCTAAAAAAACACATTTGGTAAATACTTTTCGTTGGCTGTCTTTAAGATATTTTTTATCTATTGCAACATCACCAGAAAATGCGGACGGTTTTGTGGTTAATTTTACATAGTTTGCGCCATGCTTTTTTGAAAAAATACCAAATTCGTTATATCTGGAATTTATATTAATAAAATACTCGTTGTTGTATTTATACAGTGTTTTGCCGGAAAACCAAATCGAGTGATGTTTATCTAACTTACTAATATTATAACTCTCAAACATGTGCATAATATTGGATGGTATCGCCACGAAATTGCTGCTCCATTGAATAAAATTATATAAATTACATTTTTCGATACACCAATTATTATAAACTGCTGCGTTGTCTTTTTGCGGTGTAATCTCCTCAGTATAATTATATAAAAAAACATTTTTAATGTCGAGTAGTAAACATGTTTTTTCTATTTCTTTTAGAACATCTTCTGTGTTGACAAATATGATTTCACTATGACATGCGTTTGTTTGAACAATGTTTTTTAAACTATGTAACATCACTTTTATGTTGCATTGATTCGTTTTATTACTAATGATAAAACTTATCCCCGGAGACAACACTCTTGTGGGTATTCTATCGGCATTTTCCACATTAATTGTATGTGGTGCATCATTGTTCTTAATTTCTAATATATCGACAGTGGAATTTGTGTCTAACATTGAAATTAAATTATTCCAAACCGCCGGAGAGTAAGGTGATAATACTAGCCTGCTATTTTGTATGTTGCATAAATATAATGTATTATTGTATTTTAATACTTTATTTTCATATTTGTAAAGCTCTAGATTACACGCTTTACACATAATCGTATTTGTAGTGTATATATAATCCTGTGCATCTGATACATTGTTCATAGTATATACATTAATGTCTCTGTTGTTATTTACATATACTACGTAATAACATATGTTGTTATTTACATATACTACGTAATAACATATGTTGTTATTTACATATACTACGTAATAACATATGTTGTTATTTACATATACTACGTAATAACATATGTTGTTATTTACATATACTACGTAATAACATATACTACGTATTCGGGTATTTATTATGTTGTGATAGTTACCATTTATTTTTCAAGACTAAAGAACTTAAAACGGGATGTTTAAATAGTGTCAAATCGCCATTATATTTTCTATTAAATGCAATATTTTCACTCATATCTTTTTTATGTTTGCAGTGTTCATGCAAATGATATTTATATTCTTTTTTATAAAATAAACAGTTATAGTATTTTTTCATGTATAAAGACATTTTGTGGTAATTATGATACAGTGTTTTTTTTCTTTTATCGTGATATAAATGTAGCAATTTGTTCGCTATTTTAAATATGGTATACTTTTTATTTAAGACCACCACATCAAAGCACCTATCTTCCAAACCATAGCAATTAAATTCTTCATATCCTCCTGTTTCCATTAAAACTTTTTTGTCAAATAATACTATTCCACCTGTTATTGTTCCTAAAAAAGGCGTATTTCTCTCCGGCATAGTTTTAGTTTCCAAGTATGCAGTTTTTTCTTCCAACGTTGTAAATAATAAACGTCTGTGGTATGGCTTAATAATATCATACTGTTTAGATTTTTCTAACATGCTCATAATATGTTCCAGATCTAATGAAATATCTATATCCGCATACATAATTTTATCACTATTACAAACATATCGCCATAAATTTCTACAATAACCTATGTTAAAATGGAATGGATTTTTAACAAAAATATAATTAATATCACTGGATTCTATTATATTGTCTATAACAGGTTCGTTCGTTTTTTCAGTATGACATACACATAATTGCATGTTTGGTAACGATGTTTTCATCATATCCAAATACTTGTTTCGCACATAATCAAAATTTTGTTTTGTATGATGACAGGTATTTTCTAATGATACAGATAATACAGTTGATAGTGCATAATATGAATGATTAAAGTAATTTAATGTGTAAAACTCAGAAAACTCCTGTATAAGTTCACCATTTAATATACATAGATGCGTATCGATGGTTTTATATATTCGAAAAACATCGTTGCATTTTAATTCGATATTGATTACTCTATTTATTACGATATTCTCTGGTCCTTTTGCAATTATTTGATAGATAAGTTTTTTATTAGAAATATTTATTAGCTGATAATCATTGTTCATATGATATACTTAAATATAAATGATGATATAAAAAAACGTATCATTAGACTCTTATATATGGTTGATTTTTATTAAATGTGTATTAGATAATATTTGCATTAGACACAAATTATGGTATATAACTATGTTGTATAACTATGTTGTATAACTATGTTGTATAAATTTGTGGAAAAGTATTATACGAATTTGGTTTTGGTGGTGATATGAGGGTTGTATATAACATAAATGACTATGTTAAAAACTTTAATAATTCTTCACCAAAAATGCGATGATATTATTAAAAATATTCTTTATATAGAATAAATGAGTCCTACACAAAATACAAATCCATCTATGTTGGATTTACAAGGTGCAATATCTGATGTAGAGCAACTTATCATGGCCTACCAACAAACACATGCATCATATGTGACTGATTTGGAGGCTGGATTACATACTAAAAGTAGCGAAAGTCTATCAAAATTAAAAACACTAAATGACAAAATTAAAGAAAAAATAACATATATACAAACAACTTCAGCAGATATTAAAAATAAAAATTCCTTGTATAAAAACAGTATTACCACCACCGATGCAGAATTAGATGCAATTCTAGATGATATCAAAAATAAAAATACTGTATTAAAAAATCTGCAAAAACAACAAGCTTTTCAACATAAAGAAATCGAAACCACTCGTTTATTAGCGGACAGTAATTATTATCATTTAGTCGCTTTTTTCATTATTTATTCGGTAATCGCATATTTTTTAATAAAAACATTTGCCACGGAATCATCTGGAAGTGCAGAAACAATCATTCTTATTTTAGGTATTTCTATCTTTATTTATTATTTTATTGAACACACATTTTAATATTTAAAAATTATTATTGTATATATATAATGCTCGGTGAATTACTACAATCTTTATGGGGATCGTTGCACAGCAATACAAAAACTAAAAAATCTAAAGATTTGCAAGAGATACATGATGGTTCATTTCATAGCGCGGGTCTTCCGCAAGGAGAAGCCTATCTTGGATATAGAGATAATAAGCTTGTTCGTGGTGAACATCACATTAAAATGCTAACTGATGATATGAAATCCGAAGATTAACTAGTTCTTATTTACATTTAGGATAATTTATGATATGTAAATCCAATTTATAATGATATCTAAAAATAAATATTATTATAATATATATTATGACAATAACTGGAAATGAAGGCACAACTGTATTAGATAATATTAAACTGCTTCAAGATATGGAAAAGGGGGTACAAGATAAATTAGATGCGGCAGTTACACTAAACAAAACTGCTCCGACTCCAGAACTTCAAACTAAAATAGATGATTTGGTCGGACAAATTAACAAACTTTCTGCCATACGCACAAATCTGTATAAAACCATTCCAGCGACATATAATCAACAAATGTATGATTCCACACAAGAGTATAATACATTGCTTGAAAAGCGCGCCATGATTGATTTAGCAGAAAAAAATTTAAATCAACTTAAGCGAAATACAAATAGTGGCAGAAGTAATGTAGGAAATAAAATGCGCATGGTTGAAATAAATACATATTATAGCAAAAAATATAAGGCATATGCCACAGTAGTTTACTTGATGATTATTTTAACTTTACCTATTCTTGTTTTATCTATATTGCGAAAACGCTCACTCATACCCAATATGATTGCCGATTTGTTAATCGCTATTATTCTTGTTATTGGAGGTTATTTTGTCATACGAAAACTATATGATATCATGTGGAGAGATAATATGAATTTCGACGAATATAATTGGTGGTATACTATTGATGCAAACGACCCCACAGTGTATCAATACAATAAATCACAGTGGGAAAACACACAATTTGGAGATGCCCTTCGTGATAAAACAACAGATGCTATAAAGGGTTTAGGAATGGGTTGTTATGGTGAAGGATGCTGTTCTTCACAAACAGTGTATAATGAAACACTTGGTCAATGCGTTGTTCCTGGTCAAACTGGCGTAGAGAATTTTGAAAATAGAAAATTAAACTATGTGCTTACAGAACCTATTACATGCCCATGGGAAAATGATAATGTTGAAGCGATCCCATATAATAAAGCGGAAAGCTTTTCAACCGCAAGATAATATTTTCTTTACATAAACTAGCTAGAATATAGAATATATAATAATTAATAATAAAATTATTATATATATGACCGGTTCTTCTCAACAGACACCCGAAGAAGCTATGGCAGCTGATGTAAGAAAAGCCGAAGCTGAAAAAAATACAAACCTCCAAAAACACAATGCTTATATGCAAGAATTAAGAACAATTTCTTCCAGCTATAATGCCGAGTTGCTATATTCAAAGCGCATGACAGAATTACAAACGAAATTACAGGAAGAAAATAAACAACTGCAAATAGATATTGATAATATAATTGGTCCCACGCGCACAGATGATAGAAGAATGGTGTATGAGACACGCGAATCAAAACACTTATTATGGATACGCAAAATTTTTATATTAATATATTATTTGATTTTACTTATTTATCTTTTTACAAGTCGTTTTTTTACTGACCAAAAGTATTTAAAATGGAAAACGTGGTTGTATCTCATATTATACCTACTATATCCTTTTTTGATAGACTTTCTCTCTAGGAATCTTATCAACCTCTACCAAAAGATAAACTATATAGTGAGCAACAAAATACCTAGGAATGTTTATATATAATTATTTTACACGTATTGAATAAACTTTATGTAAAACAAACTTTATGTTTATTTAATGTAAATAAAAAATGTCAGGTTACAACAAATTTTTTTATATTACCATGTATGGTTTGATAATTGCTATATAAAAGCCATATATTGCACGATAATATATAAAAAGTTTAATAGGCACTATTTTTTATAATTCTTCGGCGCAATTTTTCTAGAAGGACAATTATAATTGTCCTTTTACGAATTTTGGAAAATAGAATTGAAAAAAAACGTGTCATTAACGCCTCTTACCATAATGCTCTAAATCCAAATATTTTAATTCTAAAATTGTTATCATAACTTTTTTTAGATAATTTCGGCAAATTTTCGACCTAAAAAATGTGAAACAAATGTGAAACAAAAAAAAACCGTTTTTATGTCCAAAAAAACAATAAGACGTTTATGTAATGAATAATGATTTGCAAAATCGAAAATAAACATATGATTTTATTAGCATAATTCGAAAACGGTTTTTTTGAAACAAAAACGGTTTTTTTGAAACAAAAAAAAACCGACCATACATGGTATAAAATTATGTTACACTATCAAAATGTTATTACGTTAATTACGATCTTTCTGGTGATATTTAGCAATATAAATATACTATTTGTTGGCGTTTAGATATATATATATATATATATATAATACAATGCAACAAGCCCATCGTTTTTATTGTAAAACATGTAATTATGGAACAAATCACAAAAATAATTTTGCTCAACATTTATCCACAAAAAAACATGCCATGAATTATGAAAAAAAAATATTACCAGATGCTGATACGTCGTTTACATGTAAAACATGCCATGAGACATTTGCATGTAGATCTAGTTTATGGCGACACAAAAAAAATTTATTGTGTAAGAATGCAGAATCAAAAGAAATGGTTGCTATCACAGAATCTGGGGCAAATGTAGATGCGGAAAAAATGAATGCAATCTTAGTAGATTGTTTAACTACAATAACAAAACAATCCAATACCATTAAAGAACAGTCAACAGCTCTGAGAGAACAAAACAAAATACTTTCTGAACAAAATGAAACATTAAAAAAGATGGTCCCCAAAATAGGCAATCAAACAAATAATTTCAATTTACAGGTTTACTTAAACGAAACTTGTAAAGATGCAATCAGTTTACCTGAATTTATTAAAGGTATAACAGTGCAATTACATGATTTGATTCAGGCACGTAAAACAAATCTTTTGCTAAGCACAAAAGAGGTGTTTTTAAAAAATTTAAAAGAAACAGAATGTGTGCATCGCCCAATACAATGCACCGATGTAAAAAGAAACACCATGTATATCAAAGAAGAAGGAGCATGGAATAAAGATGTGGGTAATAAAAAATTAAAAACAGCCATGACAAAGCTATCACATAAATATGTTTCTGTTGTAAAAGATTGGCAAGATACCAACGCAGAACATATGACTACAGATAACGGACAAGTGGAATATGTTAAGGTAGTGCAAAGCGCAACCCAAGATATTTTACATGAAACAAAAGGTATACAAAAAGCCGTAAAGGATATCGCGCGCGCAGCAGATGTTCAAATAAATGCATCAAATCATATATCATAAGATAACAAAAATTTTGATATCTTAACGTAACCATGCCGGTATTGTATACCATTCTTCACGCATCCATGCTGGTCGCCATTCCCACACTGTACTAAGCGTCCAAATACAACTTACAAGTATTATGGCATTTTGCCAGTTAAATAATGTAAGTGAATCAGCATCATAAATAGTAGTGTTGTTTTTAAATACAACACGAACAAGATACCATAATAATAAAATCATAAATGACAACCATACATAAAAATGCATTTGATTTGAAGTTGCAAATAATCCAGAACTTTCTTCTTTTGCATCTAAAGTTGCGTCAAAACCTTCTATAGTATTTGTTTGTTTTGGTCTAGAATACCCCAGTAAATCTGGTGCACAGGCAGTTCGACCTTGTATTCTATTTGCATTTAAATATTTATATTCTAAACCCTGTTCTAGACCCATTTCAATGGTTTGTAAACCGTCAAGTATATCTAACATAAATTTATATACATTTATGTTAGATAATCTATTTATAATTCTTTATTAAAATTCAATGTTTTAATAAATTCAATGTTTATTGAACCATATTAGTGATTACAATTATAATAACGATACATATTGCTAAAATAGGCATATGTTTGCTGTTTATTTTGACTTTTGTAATATCAATTGTAGTATCTCCATTATATACCCGATAAATAAGGTATATCATGACCGCCATGCTTAAACAGCAAAGGATCACTGTCTTTGGTGTTGCTATTTGTTGAGAATTAAAACTCGAAGCGTCTTGACTTAATCTTCGCGATGAAAACCCTTCTGTAATACCACAAGTTTTGGCGCAGAAAGATTTCGACCACTCTTTTTTGCTAGTGCACCATCCCTTAGCGCGGTAGATGGGGCACATATTACCAATCAACGGATGGTCTTTCAATTGGGCTGTTGTTTTACATATAGGAGCTAAGTCTTTTCTTCCAGCACCAGGCCCAGTAGTTTTATTCCAATGTAATTTTACACCTGCACCTGTTGCACTGACTTTACCACGATAACTACAACCTTTTGGTATGGAACTTATCGTGCCAATCCAAGGATCAGAAGTATTTAAACCTAACTCAGTGGCAGCTTTTTTACACTCTTCCCACGTTGTAATTTCTTTACCTGCTGGACAGCCAACATCACCATCTCGCAATAACTGATAATTTTTAACTGGTTCAGGTGCAGGAGCAGGCGTAGGTTCAGGAGCAGGTTCCGGAGCCGGTGCAGGTTCAGCAGCAGGTTCAGTTTGAGTTGGTAGTATAAAAGTTTTACATATAGGAGCTAAGTCTTTTCTTCCAGCACCAGGACCAGTAGTTTTATTCCAATGTAATTTTACACCTGCACCTGTTGCACTTACTTTACCGCGATAGCTACAACCTTTTGGTATGGAACTTATCGTGCCAATCCAAGGATCAGAAGTATTTAAACCTAACTCAGTGGCAGCTTTTTTACACTCTTCCCACGTTGTAATTTCTTTACCTGCTGGACAGCCAACATCACCATCTCGCAGTAACTGATATTTTTTTGTTTGTGCAGGTTCAGGAGTAGGTGCAGGTTCAGGAGCAGGTGCAGGAGCCGGTGCAGGTTCAGGAGCCGGTGCAGGTTCAGGAGCCGGTGCAGGTTCAGGAGCCGGCGCAGGTTCAGGAGCTGGCGCAGGTTGAGATACTGCAGCAGGAGCAGGTTGAGGCGTCGGTGAGGGTTGTGGAATTATTACAGGAGCCTGTTTAGACTGTAAAGCCTGATTTAGAGCATTACCTAGATATTCCAATGTTTTATTGGTGGCAGTTGTTGCATCCTTCCACGCATTATTTGTCACATCAGCACCGCGAGCATAAGCAGAAGCATATGCCTCAGACTCTTGCTGTTCTAAAGCAGGATTTTCTAGTTCACCTCTTTCAAGTGGTCTTAAATTCACATATCCTTCTACTAAATCCTGGTCTTTTTTCTGTTTACATTCGTTAGATAACTGTTTATAAGAATGATTAACAAAAAATTCACCTTGTTCCAAACTAACAGGTTTATCTAAAGGTTCATTAATATTTGCCATGATTTTATATATATATATAATAATAATATAATAATATCATTATTATATGAATAATACCTCGCGTTTCAAATACTTTTGCACAACATTTTAAACTATACTTTATTGTTTTTTTTATACATAAATCCCATTCCTAATATTGTAAGAAACAATAACCAATTTCCTAAATAATATTGTTGATATATTAATTTTGAATCTACATACATCGCTTGTGCTCCTTCTTTGCGACCTTTGAGAGCAGACAATTTTTGTTTTAATTTTTTTTGCTGATTTTCTAATATAGTTATTATATTATTTACGCGTGAAGCACTATTAGATAATCCCATATTATTTACTTCCACGGAATTTTGTAATTTCAATAACTCAGCATTAATATTTGCTATCTTATCACGGCTTTCTGCATATAGTTTTGATGCAGTGCTTTCAGAACCATAATATTTGGATTTAGGATATAAATCCGTAAGTTCATTTAATGCAGCTTTATAACGTTGATCTAAATTTTGTAACAGTTGCTCATTTTGTGAATTTGTCATATATATATAATATATTATATGAGTATTATATATACAAGAGTATTAAATATAATGCAGCTAAAAGAAAATATAAAATAAGTGTAAATAGAATAAGTCTAAATAGAATAAGCTTGTATTTATTAATCCTCGCAGATTCTATAAAACGGGGCGGTAATAGCAGATTTACTCTTGCGCAAAATCTCGCAGATGTCACCAGGACGAATACCAATTGCCAAAGAGATGGGGCTAAATCGTGAAATACCTGGCATTTGTTCATTATTCTTAATATTGAATTTTTGGCGTATTTCAGCAGCTTCTTCAGTTGTCAACACCCGATGTGGAGGAACCAATTCATGATCCAAAATATTAAACTGTAAACGCTTAATGTTATATAAAGTGATAAGAATACCTTCTTGCTGCCAAATATGTTTCACAGTTTTAATAATTGGTTCATTTGGTTCATCTTTAACAATAATGATTAATTCATCTTTTTTTGTTAAAACTTCTTCTAGTTGAAACAAATCTTCAATATACTCATAAAGATTGTTATGACGAATGGCTTTTGCTAAATGATATTTTACATATACATTTTTTCCATCATCGTCCTTTTTTAATAGCATATCCATTTGTTTTGCCTGAAACATCGCGTTAACTTCTCCCATACTAGAACCAGAATAGTTTGACACATTATATCCCTGTTTTTCTAGCTGCAGTAAAATATTTTCTCTTGATTTGAAAATTTGTGAAAGCTGACTACTTTGAGACATAATATATATAGATATATTATGTTTTAACTTCTTTCAATTTTATACTCTCTAATATGTAGCGAACTAAAATTTATTTACGGAAATAGATTTTTTTTCTTCATCTTGGTTTTCTTCATCTTTATCTTTATCATTAATAGTAAATAATATACTTTCTGTGGCTTTTTTCTTTGCTTTTTCAATCATTTCATTTACATTATTTACAACCGTAGAAGCGTTTTTTTCAGGAAGCTCATCTTTTACAGAAGAATCATCTGCGAAAATATTTTCATCTTGTTTTTCAGATGCACCATCAATAGTTTGTGAGATTTTTTGAACTGCTTGATTTTCATCTATAGGCATTAATATTTGGTTCTGTGCTTGTGCTACTTGGGCTTGTGCTTGTGCTACTTGTGCTTGTGCTTCTTGTGCTTGTGCTACTTGAGCTTGTGCTACTTGGGCTTGTGCGAGAGCAACATCAGCCTGTGTTTTTGTGGTTTCTGCTTGTGTAATCGCTAAGTCTTTCCCTGCTTCTATTCTTGGCGAATTGCTTAATGGTGCACCGACAGGAGATCCTGATTTTAATTCAGGAGATTTATAATTTTTATAATACGAATCGTTAGTGTATACTTGATCTCCAACAGATTGCGGTGTAATTTCAGGTTGTTTTTCTGAAACCACAGTCTTCTTGGGATCTCTTTCTTTAACAATTTCTGGGACTGAAATGCTGTCTGGATCCATTCGTTGTGATACGGTATCTACTTCAGGACTAAACATCTCAATATCTTTCGGTGACTCTTGGCGCTGTATTTTATTGGCATGATCTAACAAATCTTTTGTGGTCATATCTTTGCCAAGCAATTTAACCACATTATTTGAAAATGACATGCTCGTTAATTGATCCACGTTATCATCTGTAATAATTCTCATTTGAATATTCATGGTCTGAAGTTCTTGTATCAGCAATTTAAATGCATAGGGAACGCGCAATACACTAAATGATCGTCCAAATTTACTAACATTATCGATTTGTAACTTGTTGTCTAGTGTTCCTTCGAAACGGATAGGTCCATCAGCATATGGACTTAAAAAGAGATTATAGCTATCATTGTATATTGCTATCATGCCTGTTTGATTGCACACCGCCATGAAATATTCGTCTCCGCGAATAAGCATAGATTCCTGTAAAAACTTTGTTGCTCCATGCCCCAATATTCCATCGCGCTCCATCTCTCCAACACGCAGACCACCATCATTTGCGCGTCCTTGCACAGTTTGTCTAGTTAATAATGTGCGAGGACCGCGCGCGCGATAATTAATTTTATCCTTTACCATATGTTTTAATCGCATATAGTATGTCGGTCCAAAGAAGATGTCCATTTTTAATTGTTCACCAGTAAGACCATTATATAATAATTGGTTACCTGTAGATTGCAATCCTACGCGGCGGAGCATGTCACCAAATTGTTTATGTTTTGGTCCTTTATTCATAAATGCAGTGCAATCACCAAAGCCACCATATATACTACATGCTTTTCCCATTAATGTTTCGACTAATTGGCCAATTGTCATTCTGGAAGGCAACGCATGAGGATTCACAATAATATCGGGGCGTATGCCATCATCTGTGAACGGCATATCAGCTTCGGGGACTAATAATCCAATTGTTCCTTTCTGTCCACATCTAGAACAGAATTTATCGCCGATATTAGGAATGCGCTCATGTCGTATGCGGACTTTAGCAATACGTTTCCCTTCTTCACCTTCAGTAATAAAAGTTTTGTCGACGTATCCAAGCTGTCCTTTCTTGGGAAAAACCGATGCATCAGTAGAAACTTCTGGTTCTTCTATGTTTGTTATGACTTTTCCGATCAAAACAGTTTTATCATCAACCAGTGTATTTTCTTTAACCATTCCTGCTTTATCGAGAACACCATAATCAAAACCAGGTTTTAGACCAATTACATTTTCGTCTTCTATATTTGCAAAACGACTATCAACCTGCGAATTACCAACTTTGGTTTGTTCCTCAAATGTTTCATACATATTGTAATATGTCGTTCTAAATAAGCCACGTTTTACGGAAGCCTCATTGATTAATATAGCGTCTTCGACATTATACCCATTATAACACATAATACCGACAATTACATTCTCTCCGTATGGATGTTGTTCATTATTAATTTTTTCTAAATATCTACTTTTAACTAATGGGATTTGCCCATTATTTAAAACAACACCCATCTTATCAATCCGCACCGGAAAGTTAGAGTGATACAATGAAACTGCTTGCTTCATTTGTCCACACGCAAATAAATCGCGTGGCAATTGATTATTTTCGGGAAACACCACTTGATTACCCATAACACCCAGTATCAAGGAGGGGTGTATTTCAATATGAGTGTATTTTTTGCGATTGATATTAGATAATTCTTGACCAAAATGTTCTGCAGATTGTGAAATAAGAGCAGATTCTTCTTCGGAAACATCGATATACTCTATGACGGCTTGCGTGGATTTTAGCATAGCAATATCATCAGCAGTGTATAAAGCATTAACTTTGCCATACGTATAACATTTTGCTATGGAGAAATTAGCATCTATTTTTTCAGCAAAACCAGTAATTAGTTGTTGCCATGTAAAACTGTCTGTTTGTATTTTTTCCAAGACAGGTTTTCTCTCATAACTCGGTGAATCTTGATCAATATAAAAGACTGGACGACACAATCGCCCTCCATCAGTATAAATATAAATAGTATTATTCGGAATATCCCAATTTATACTACTGTAAATTGGTAACAGAGCACTGCGACGGTATTGCTTTAACTTTTGTAAAAGGCTATCAGGTTTCCCTGTAGTTCCTACCCAATTACCATTAACTAATAATTTACATTCGTGTGCGATAGCAGATGGGCTGCTTTCTGTGAGTAATCTCATATTAGAATTACGACGCAACCATTTTATGATGGGGTATGATGAACAAGAACCGGTAATAAATGCTCCTAAACTCAAATGCTTATGCAAGCCGACATTTCCACCATCAGGTGTATCAACAGGATCTATAATTCCCCATTGTGAAGAATGCAGTAATAAGGGTCCCGTTATTTTAGCACTTGCGTCAATAGAAAGATTTACTTTACGTAGCTGTGACACTGCAGAATTATAACTGAGGCGATTCAAATCTTGCACAACACCTTCGCGTTTTGTGTGTGCTTCAGCACCCCAATTACCTTTGAATGCTTTACGAACGCCTTGTTCCAATATTCTTTCCGCGAAAAATTCATTGTAATTACCTTCAATCAAATCGATAAAGTTACCTTGGTATTTTGCTTGCTTGTAGTAGTATTCCTTGTCTATTTTTTGAAATATATTCTTGACTTGGAGAGAATAATACTCTTTAAACAACTCTCCTAATAAAATGCCGGGAGTTTCCACGCGTTTAAATCGAAAACTATCACGATCAGTAGATTTCACCACGTCTGTATGCACGCGCAACATTTCACGGACCATATGTCCTAAGAAATACGCTTTATTTTTAAAATTTGTGACACCAATATGTGGAAGAAAGTAATTAGAGAGAATTTCTAATGCGTGGGATACAGTCTTACCCTTAGTGAAGGTCGCAATATATTTCAGTGCGACTTCTTGATTAAAAAACTTATTGGCATCATGTATCGACGGCACAAACAAATCCATGTATGTCTTAAATTTTTCCATATCAAGTAAGCAATGTTCAATAATATCGCGATCAGACTCGACGCCCAAAGCTCGCATCATAATAAATAATGGAATCGGTTTACGAACATTGGGGACAATGACCACGATTTGATTATTAGATAAAGATGGTGTGGAAGCAACCATACGGACAGACATGGTGCGGGTCGGTTTAGAGGTGTCTTCTGAAACAGAACGAATATCAGCAGCAGCGCTATACAATTCGTTCAAATCTTTGCGAACGTAAAGCATATTATCTGCAAATTTTTCTTGTGATACAATGCATTTTTCTTTACCATCAATAATAAAATAACCACCATAATCGTTTTTGCATTCACCCATTTCGAAGCGAACACGAGCATTTAAATTATCTAAAATACAAAGATTTGATCTCAACATAATTGGAAATCTTCCTAAAAAGATTTTTTCCAATGTTAGGGTGTGTGTTGGCTTGTCTTCGTCAACGTCTTTTTCTTCGACATCTTTTTCTTCGAGTTCATTATTTATAAAAAATTCCACGTCGACATCATAATGAATCGTGATCGCATATGTCATGTTTCTTAATCGAGCTTCATTGGGATACATGTAATGTTTTCCACGTTCATCATAAATAATAGGCTTACCATAATATATTTTGTCGCCGTTTTTCCCTCCTAAATATAAATTACATCGTAATTTAAACTCGTTTGTTTTTGGATCTTGCATTTTCATAATTCGTATGGGATTTTTCTCTTTCATAATCCTGGAGATATCATGCTCCATAAAATTATTATAAGAGGATATCTGGTGCTGCACCAACCATTGAGGATTATCTTCAAAATATTTATCAATAATTTTTTGAATAAGTTGATCGTCCATTATATAATAAAGAGGGTTTTTTTTAGACCTATAAACTATATTAGTTTTTATAGTATAGTTTATAGTATAGTTTATAGTATAGTATTATTATAGTATTGTTTATAGTATTGTTTATAGTATCAAATATAAAAATATCTTTTAAGGTTAACATTTGTCATCTTTGCAATTTTTTTTCTCTTTTTTTTCTTTTTTATGCCCATAACCTTCTATAGTTTTTCCCTGCATGAGTATTAAACTTCCTAAAGCAAGAAGAAATAATACAAATGGCAACAACACCAAAAACCACGATACACGTGTGTAGCCCGTCTTGCAAATTGCGTTTAGGACAAAGACCCAAAAGACAGTGTATACTATATTTACCACAAATACCAGTGGCGTGCTGGGCACATCACATTCTAAATTACCCACACAGTATACATCAGTATTTCCTTTATTTTGAATAAGTAATACAATAATAGAGATCACGGAAATGACTAAATATACATATGCTGGAGTGCATAAATCTTTGATTGTTTTTGTGAGATTCATTTTATACTATATAAAAATAAAAAATTTCTGGTCGTATACAAAATATCTAGTCGTATACAAAATTCTAAGAACAGATAATTTTAAGATATATTAAAAGGTTGGTCTAAAGGAGACGCATTTAAAGAAGAAGGAGACTTACGACCATACCAGGTGTTCATCCCTTTCATTCCGGTATTCCATATCGTATATAATCCTTGTTGCAGTTCAGCACCCATAATTGGATCACGTCCACTGCCGCCTTGCATAGAAGTATTGCGCCGTTTTTTTCTAAATTTACTTCTGGATTTTCTTTTCGTAGATTTTCTCATGATTTTTGTATGGCGACTTTTATGTGTTTTGCTATGGCGTTTTGAAGCACTTTTGCGTCCATCTACATCATCTAATCTCCACCCACCATATTGCTTGGCTGTTAGTTTATAAGGACCAGGAAAAGGATCACACCCTCCCACAGCACCTCCGCATTTCGATAAAGGATATATATCAAGACATCCTCCTCCTCGCTGACGCTTTCTAGGCTTTATTCTACGCACCTTATTTCGTCTAGTTTTGACTCTAGAACGAGCACGACGATATTTTTTGCTCTGCATTATACTATAATAATATTATATTTATAAAAAATATTTTGGGAATATAAAATACTGTTAATATAATTTATATATTTATTACTCAATATCAACATGAGTTAACATGTGCCTACGACAACACATTTTATTTAAACCAAGAATATCTAGTGTCTCTCCTTCGGCCGTTTTATCGACAATATCTGCCGTTAGGTATTTTACTTTGTCTACATCTGCGCCAGCCGCAGATTTTTTACGACGCACCTCACGAGTAAAATAACGATATTTGTCTCCCAGGACAGTGCCACACGTAAAGCATTTTACTGGAATAATCATGTTTATATATTAATATATAATTAATATATAAATCAATTTTTAACAATATATTCTTGTTAAATTAATTTGTGGCCTGACAAATAACTTCACTCTATTTTTACTTTGTGATGTAAAATGGGCGATTATCTGTCCCACCAACACAAGAACCCTTATTCCACACACAACAATTCACCTTATCACAATTTTTTTTGCTAAATGTTTTGCATTGTGTATCTATAATCGCGGGGTTTTCTAAGTGAATATCACAGATGGCTTGAGGATTCTCGCTATCTGGAAATAAACCCGGAGTTTCGTCACTAAACATACCTTCCACCGTTACTATTTTACTGATCCTTTTCTCTCGCAGACCTCTTTCATCGCGCCAATATTGAAATATAATAACCATAAAGATCAACAAAACTACTATACCCATAATATGCATAGCGTATTGGCTAAAAAAATCCATTATATATTATATAGCTGATATTTTATAACCACTGGTTGTTTTCTTGCGAACATGTTGTTTTTTACTATCATGAAACATGTGATGACATTTCTCGCACACAGTCATGAGATTAGCCTTATGATTTTTATGAAAAGACTCTATGTAATTTAGTGTGTTGGCTTCGTTTTGATGCTGCAAATGGTGAACTTCTGTGCCCTTTTCGCCACAATTTTCACAATCACCCATAATTTTTTTGGCATTAAAATGACTGACTTTTTGACCTAAAATATTTTGTTGTGTGCCATTATATTTATTCCTTAAGTAATGTGCTCTCTTTAAAAAATCGTCCGGTAAATGCAGTGATTTACACACCTCGAGACCATACATACTCTCTCCTGGTCCGTCGCGCAGCTTTCTATCGTATATTAAGCTATCGTCTTCTGCGTCATATGTTACTGCCATATGTTTCATACATAATTTATCTAAAGCCTTGATTTCCTCGAAATGCTGTATTTCATGAAAATGCGTCGCAAATAAATGTGTTGACCCCGTGTCATGTAAATGTTCGAGACCAGCGGTAAAAATACTAAGAGCAGAATCGCTCTCTGTTCCCGAACACAGTTCATCGCCGAGGATAAGGCTGTTTTTATCGGCCATGCGTAAGATAGTTCGTAATTCGGTCATCTCTACGGCAAATGTGGAGAGACCTTTAAATATATTGTCATTCCCCAAAATTCTGGTATAAATAGAATGATATGGCGAGAAACAAAATGATTTGCATGGCACATACAAGCCTGCCTGTGCCATAATGACGGCAATGCCAATAGATTTAATAAGACTGGTTTTCCCCACAGCATTTGTGCCATATAACAACATACCATTATACATTTCCGTATATAGTGATTCTTGATCAACACTATCAGGTATTCCTAGACTAATATCATTAGTAACATATAATTCGTTATTTTGAATATGTTCAATAAGAGGATGACGAATACCCTCTGCTGCAAAAAAAGATTTATCGGCAGAGATAATATTCGGTTTATTGTAATTATATTTATTGGCAATATAACATTTCGCTTGTAAGATATCGACTGCAGATGTAAATTGAATAATGTTTCTAAGCTCATCGTGAAATTGCGTAAACTCACTAATAAATTGATTAAAAAATGCCGTAATTTCAACGACTAAATTACGTTCGGCCTCTTGTGTTTTAAAAGCCAATTCTTTTATCATTTTATTAGATATTCCCACGTCTTTTTTATTGCTTCCAATAGTAGAATAATCCAAATTGTCATATGAAAAATCAAACTCGTAATCTGTGCCATCATGGTCGTTATAATGCAGTGTAACTGTTGCATTACTATTAGCATTACCAGTTTTTGCTAAAGATTTTATGGCTTCTTTAAGTCGCGTAATTCTAAGTTTTGTGCCCATTAGAATGGGAGGGGATTTAGGTGTATCATGAATCTTTATAAAATTCGTGGCTTTTGTGGCCTCGGTGGTCGTGGGCGTGACTTGGATTACTTCATTTTGATTACCCGCCAAACATGACATCAGCGCATCTGTTGAAGCTTTTAATTTTGCTTTTGATTTAGCCTTCGTGTTTTTTTTAATTTTTTCCATACTAGCAACTCTTTCTGATAGCCAAGCTCGAATCGCTTCTAATTTTTTACGCGAATGAATGCAGTCGCTAAACAGTTGGTCTATTTCTAAAGATACACCTGGTTTAATAAAAAAATCCGCTGGTGTGGTGAGCGACGAGAGAAATTCACTATTTAAATTATAAATATGGGAACACCTTTCAATGTAAAAAGAACGATCTATGTGTTGTAAAATCTGGTTACAGGCGTTACTAATATAATCAAGCTCGTCATTTTTGTGAATAGAATTCGTGATATATTTATGAACTGTTTCGTCTGATTTTGTTTCATTATAAATAAATAGTAATTTAGCAATGTCATTGTAAAATACTGATAACTCTTTTAAATTTACTTTTTTCATCACAAGCTTTCGGGAAAATTTTTCAATATCATTTACACCCAATAGATTTCCCCGCAAGGTGTCCCAACTATTATTTTGTAAAGCATATTCCGTAATATCATATGAAGCTTGCAACCATGTAATATTGGTAGTTGGATTATGTAACATACGTGCAAATTCTCTTTTACCCATAACGGTAACACAATTGTTTAAAAAACTGCTGACAGACGCCAGTTTTCCAGTTTGTTTATTATCCGAGAGAATATTCAATTGTTTTAAGGAATGATTGGCGAGAACTAACTTATCTGAGTGATTTTCAAAAATAGGCGGCTGAAGCTTATTCACAAGATTAGGGCAATGTTGATGCACAAAATTAAGAATAAAAGTTAGCGATTGAATGGCTATTAAATGCGTGGGAAAAAGATCGATAATTTCCTCATGTAAAATTGCAGGATAGAATTTTTCAATGGTTGCTAGCTGATACGTTTGTTTTTCCGCATTTTGTGCATAGGTCCTAAAATCAATTGTAGCCCCGCAGTTTATTTTTGTTTTAAATGTAACATTGGATTGTGTTTTATAGTTTGCATTATTAGTATCACACTCTTCTGTTAATTCACTAATGATATGTAGTTTTTTACTCGTTATGCTCGAAAATACCACAATTTCATCCACAATTTTCTTAGACATGTTAGATATAACTATGCATTCACTTGGATTATAAATAGAAACAATTCTCTCTAATTCATCATATGTGCATGGCGTATGATAAAAATCACGGTGAAATTGTGATGACGAGATATAGCCGGTTAAAACATCTAAAACAGCAGTTCCAATAGTAAGTTGTTCTGACAGCATTTTTCTTGCTTTAGATTTATGAATCCAAACGCACATCACATGATTGGTAAGTTTGGTAGTTTCCGGAGTAAAGAATGTTCCCGGAGAGATTACCTCTGTTAAACTCCGAGAGGTATTTTTGGCCTGTATATCTTGTGTGTAAATAACAATGGTATAGCCTTTGTTTTGTAGACGATTGATATATTTTTCACTGTGATCGATATGAAATCCAGCCTGCATAACATCCCGGACAACGCCATCTTTATCGGCCATAGTAATCTGTTTTTTTGCCATAACTAAATCATTCATAGTAGTGAACTTTTCAATGTCACTACCGATATACTGTCCGTTCTCTCCGCGAAGCCCATAAACTTCGAAAAATGTTCCTACTTGAATAAGGACTATTGTAGACTCGCCGTATTGTTCTTTGTGTTTTTTTGTCAAGGTAAAATAATCCTTAATAATTGTCATATATACTATAAAGTATATATGATAAGCTTTATATTCTTACTGACATTAATCTAAGATCTTTGATGAGGTCATTATTTTTTATCATTCATAAAATTATGCATCAAGGTATCGTCATTATTGTTATTTAATTCACCAGATAAAATAGCTTGTTCATACATTTTTCGCAATACATCATTTGGTGCATCGCTCCCAACTTTTAATAAATTTTTATCACGTAAATATTGTTTTACTTCGGAAATTGGTTTTTGTCGCAATAAAGATATTTCGTGTTTGATGCGCCGTCTTGTATGTGTATTTTTCACTAAAACCGATACCCCTTTTCCTGTTTTACCTAATTTATATTTTACTGTTCTAATTTTTTTATGTGCAACACATCGTTTTTTTGGAGGCAACTTATGTTCATTTTTAGTTTCAAGTGATTTTGTTTGTTTGAAATCGGCTTTAAGTTTGTCTAACTGTGAACTTCTTTCCATCTGAGAAGGCGTCTGTTCTAATGGGTTATCTGGTGGAATATTAATTTTAATATTTGTAGGATTTGTGTGTGTTGTATCACTGCGTTGTGTCATTCTTTTCCATTCACGAAATGTAGGGCGAGAACCATTTTTCAAACAGCTGTATTCCGGTTGTTTATATTTAATAGTAGTTCTATTCTGGGGATCATTTATATTTGTCGATAAAGAAATGACCGAGTCATTTGCAGTGCTATTTATCGTGCTAAATGCATCAACTACTACATTATTAGCTACATTATTTGCTACATTATTAGCTACATTATTTGCTACATTATTAGCTACATTATTTGCTACATTATTTGCTACATTATTTTTTATAGGAGAAGTTTTTTCATTCACAGAACCGCTCTTCGAAGTATTTGAATTTATGGTTTGATCAGTATTATTTTTCCGCATACCTTTTTTCTTCTTTTTATTAGAAAGTTCTTGCAAAAAATCTAAGGATGTGCTGAATTCGTCATCAAATGATGTTTCTTTTACCGGAGGTTGTATATCATCGCCCTCGCGTTTATGTTGATAATTTTTTATTTTATCAATAAGTTTTTTCCGTAACGTTTTTGGATTATGCTTTGGTTTATTCATAATTTTTTGGGGTTTGGAACTCCTCGTTTTTTTTGTTTTATCTCGACCAGATAAAGATAAATATTTAGGATCCAGAGTGATTTTTTTCTGTATATTATTAGACATTATTATGTATAATAATAGTAAAATTAAAGATACATATGTTCCGCATCTCCAAAATTATTTTTATCATTTTTTGAATCATCATTATTTTTATATAATTTAAATCCATTCACAATATCTAAATGTATAAGAACAGTTTTATCTTCTTTCGGTTTACAAAATACACGTCGACTATGTGCAATTTTTGTTTTTGCAAATAAAGTTTCGATATTGCGACCAAAATATTTGAAATGTTTTATATTTGTATTAAACCATTCTAATTGAATAGGTTTATCTTTGGAGATACTCCATTCGGCATCCCGCACCTTTTTAATAAAAATATGATATAATTCTTGATAAGTATAGTCACTTGTCTGGAATCTCCAGGTAAAGCGTGATTCAAGACCTTGATTATAATCAAAAAAACATGTTTTTAATTCTTTTTCATATCCAGCAATAATAACCATGAGTGTTTCTTTGTGATCACTCAATGCCTCGCATAATGTGTCTATACATTCCTTAGAAAATGAATCACCCTTTTCGTTATTTCCGAGTGAATAAGCTTCATCTATAAATAACACTCCTCCTAAACAACTTTCTACAACACCTCTTGTTTTTGTTGCTGTCTGACCTAAATACCCAGCAATCAAATCAGAACGTGTTACTTTTTTAAAAACGTTCTTTTTAAGAACGCCAAGTTTACTAAATATTTCACCTATATATTTAGCTAGTTCTGTTTTTCCGGTTCCAGGAGGTCCATATATTACAGTATGCATAAAGTCATTTTTACTGCAACCATGAGTGTGAAAGTTTTGTATATAATACAATATTTGGTCAACTATACTAGATTTTACCATATCCATACCAATCATGTTATCTAATTTTTGTAAAGGTCCTTTAATATTATGTATTGCATTCATATTTATATTATATTCTATATCTGGTTGTAATGGATATTTATCAATTAACAATAAAATATCTTTGATGCTAGTTATTTCTGTAGTAATGTGCACAACTTTTTTCGGCTTTTGACAAATAGTCTGTGTGGTTTTTGTAGGAACAATACTATAATATGAGTTAAACATATGTCCATTCTCTACGTTTGGTAATACGTGAAATGTTTTTTGCGAAGAATTTTTTGTTGCTAATTTCCATGTTTTAAAACTTTCACTCAAAACAAATTTATAATCATTTGTTTTTAAAGGGTTACTATAAACATTATTATTATAACCATGAATAGCATTGGTAGTAGTTTTTGATAATACCAGATTATTTTTCCTATTATCATTATTTTTGGGGTAAAATATAGATGTCCATCCTGCAAATTTATCATTTTTACCGGTTAAAAACAAGAATTTATCTGTCAGTGTATTGTTTATGTGATGCCAATTTTTATGAGAATTATTTTTATAATCAAAAACTTTTGGCGACGCTTCGCGAATGCAGTGCAGATCCATAGTTTTTATCATATTACTATACTTATTACGATATGGTATGTGTGATGTGTTATTGCTCATATTATTTACTATGCTATGCTCGTTTTTTAAAATAAAATTATTGTTAGCATCTAAAATATATTGTTTTGGAATACGGTTATTAGTAGTGGTTTCTATATTATCTGAACTATTGTCACATATATTTCTGTTTTGATTTTTACTTTTCCTTCTATTTTTATATCGTTTATGATTATTGAATAAACGATTTTTTCTTAAGTTCGAAAAAGTATTTCGATTATGCGTATTTTTATTTCTTCGCGTAGGCATATATTATGGATATAATAAAAACATATAAAGATAAATTGAAGTAAATAATGAGCTTAATGTTAAATGAGATAAACAATATGGAAAGTAAAACCCATTCTAAAACTAACTGCAGCGTTCCGATTGATGTTAACAAATATATTGAAGAACCATGGTCAGTGATAGAATCATATTTTAGAGGAAAACATCTCCAGCAACTTGTTCGTCACCAAATTGAATCTTACAACGATTTTGTGTTATATCAAATTCAAAAAACAGTTGTAATGTTTAATCCAGTAATTATTCGCTCAGAACAGGACTATGATGCTTCGGCAGATAAATATAAACTAGAGTTACAGATCACATTCAGTAATTTCAGTATTCATCGTCCACAAATTCATGAAAATAATGGAGCAACAAAGCTTATGTTTCCAAGCGAAGCAAGATTGCGAAATTTTACATATACCGCTGGAATGACAATTGATATTAATATTAAATATATTATTCGTAGTGGTGCTAATCTAGAAACAGAGCAGGTATTGTTGAAAACACTTCCCAAAATTCATATGGGTAAACTTCCAATCATGTTGAAATCGGATATTTGTGTATTAAGTCAATATAAACATGTTGATCCACGTGTGAGCGGAGAATGTTATATGGACGCGGGAGGATATTTTATTATTAATGGTTCCGAAAAAACTTGCTTAGCACAAGAACGTGCTGCAGAAAATTCTATTCAATGTTTTCACTCGGTAAAAAATACAAAATGGTCATATACAGCTGAAATCAAATCCGTCCCTGACTCGAAATGTATTTCACCAAAGCAAATTGTCATGTATATATCAACAAAAAACAATGGTTTTGGAACAGGAATTTATATTCAGATTCCTAGAATTAAAAATCCAATTCCTCTGTTTATTGTATTTAGAGCAATGGGAATAATTACTGATAAAGAAATATGTGAATGTATTGTTCTTGATACAAATAATAAAGACAATGAACCCATTCTTTCAAAATTACAAGGATCTATTGTTGATGCAAACAAATATTTAACTCAAGACGCAGCAATTGACTATATTACAAATCATGTAATGTACACTCCACTTAATATGGACAAAGAAACAGGTGCAAAAAAAAAGCGAGAATTTACGATGCAAATTTTAGAACGTGATATATTCCCACACTGTAATACGGAAATAAATAAAAAAATGTTCTTGGGTTATATGACGAATCGTCTTATTCGATGTAGTTTGGGATGGGATAAGCCATCAGACAGGGACTCATATTTAAATAAGCGTATAGATTTAACCGGTATGCTCTTGAATAATCTGTTCCGTAATTATTTCAATAAATTAGTGAAAGATATGCAAAAGCAAATTATTCGTGAAATTAATCACGGTTCATGGCGCTCAACTGAAGATTATCTTAATATTGTCAACATGACAAATATTTATAAAGTGTTAAAATCAACCACTATTGAAAATGGTATTAAACGCGCTTTGTCGACTGGTGACTTTGCTATTATGCATTCGAATGGAAACAAGGCAGGCGTTGCACAAGTTCTGAATCGACTTACATATATTTCCGCACTCAGTCATCTGCGCCGGGTAAACACACCTATTGATAAAAGTGGAAAGTTAATTGCTCCACGTAAACTGGCCTCTTCGTGCTGGGGATTTTTATGCCTGGCAGAAACTCCGGAAGGTGCGTCGGTAGGGGTTGTTAAAAATCTGAGCTATATGACACATGTCACTATTCCTTGTGAGAGTAACGGACTATATGATTTTGTAACACCACATATACATCAATTTAATGAAATCACACAAGAGGAATTAAGCAGAGGGGTTAAGGTATTTGTAAATGGAACATGGATAGGTATTGCGAAAAACCCTAAAGAATTATATTTATCACTCAAAAATAAGAAATACAAAGGTATCATTAATGTATATACGTCTATTGTTTTCGATACACAGCGTAAAGAGATACGTGTTTGCAATGATGCAGGAAGACTAACTCGTCCAGTATTTCGCGTTAAAGACGCAGAATTATTGATTAATCATAGTCATATCTCTGCGTTGAATAAAAAAGAACAATGTTGGAATGATCTATTAACAGATTTACGAAATGATAATTCTGTAATTGAATATATTGATCCTGCTGAACAGAATTACAGCATGATTGCAATGGCGCCAAATAAACTAAAAACTGGATATAAAGAGTCTTCTACACTTGATAAAAATAATTATATTTATAAATACACACATTGTGAAATTCATCCTAGCACTATTTTCGGAATTCTCGCATCATGTATTCCGTTCCCAGAGCATAATCAATCACCTAGAAACACATATCAATGTGCAATGGGAAAGCAAGCGATGGGAATGTATGTTACAAATTATGATAAACGCATGGACAAAACTGCATATGTATTGACATATCCGATGCGTCCCTTAGTAGATACACGCATTATGAATTTAATTAAATTAAATGAGATTCCGTCTGGATCACAAGTAATAGTTGCTATTATGACACATTCCGGATACAATCAAGAAGACTCTATATTATTTAATAAGAGTGCTATTGATCGTGGTTTGTTTCAGGCCACCATTTATCATACTGAAAAAGATGAGGGTAAAAACTCGCATGGCGATGAGGAGATTCGACGAAAGCCTGATAAAACAAAAACAAAGGGTATGAAACTAGGAAATTATGACAAGGTCAATTGCAATGGTGTTATTCCCGAAAATACTTTAGTAGAAAATAGAGATATTATTATTGCCAAAATGGTTGCCATTAAAAATGCGCGCAATAATCACACGCAGGTGATTAAATATAAAGATCAAAGTAAAATCTGTAGAACGAAAGAGGAAACATATGTCGATAAAAATGTTATTGGTAAAAATGGCGATGGATATACTTTATGTAAGGTTCGTCTTCGCGTCATCCGCAAACCAGTAATAGGTGATAAATTTAGCAGTCGTCATGGACAAAAAGGAACTATTGGTAATATTATTCCAGAATGTGATATGCCCTTTACGGAAAGCGGAGTTAAACCTGATATTATTATTAATCCACATGCTATTCCATCCAGAATGACAATTGCACAGCTAAAAGAAACCCTTTTAGGAAAAGTGCTTCTGGAATTGGGATTATTTGGCGATGGCACCAGCTTTGGGGATTTTGAAATTAAAGATATTTGTAAAAAATTGCGTGAAGTGGGTTATGAATCAACGGGCAATGAATTATTATATAATGGACTCACGGGTGAGCAAATAGAAACAAGCATCTTTATGGGACCGGTATTTTATCAAAGACTCAAGCATATGGTGTCTGACAAATATCACAGTCGGGCGACAGGGCCTATGGTTAATCTAACGCACCAACCAGCCGAGGGGCGAGCGAGGGATGGTGGTCTTCGATATGGCGAGATGGAACGTGATTGCATGTGTAGTCATGGCGCGTCTCGTTTTAATAAAGGACGTTTATATGATGCATCTGATGCATTCAGTGTACACGTATGCAAGAGATGTGGTATGATTGCCGCATATAATGATAAGTATCACATTCATCATTGTAAGATGTGTGATAATAGATCTGATTTTAATTATGTAGAGTTACCTTATGCATGTAAACTAATGTTCCAGGAATTGATGACAATGAATGTTGCGCCGCGAATGTTGACTTAATAAAATTATATTTAGGATATTCTATAAATTTATTATGATAACTAATAAATAAATATAGATAAAAATATATATTTATGATAACTAATAAATCTATTTATTTTTTATCTATATGATATATATATTATGGCAGGCAGCATTTCAAATTCAAATCCAAGCAGATTAGGAGGTGGCTTACCTGGCGGACAACCCAAAGGGGGATTACTTGGTGGTGGCGGCGGAACATCTGGCGGTAGTGGCATGGTTGGTGGAAGTGAAAGGGGTCGTGATAGAAAACTTTTACGAAAAGCCTTTGGGCGTTTTAGTGTAAAAAAATCACTTTTTGGGGAGGATCCAGATGATGACGGCATTCTAGGTGATCCTGACTTAGCATCAGGGGGGGCAATCACACAAATGTCTCATGAAATACTAGACGAAGACCATCTACATGATGAGTATCTTTTGCATGATGAAGGTAGCATGCAAGCACAGGCAACAAATCGTGTGCACAAATTTCCTCTAACTCCTTTTAGACAGGCGTTTAATGCCGGTGACTCAGAAGGAACCGTAAACAACACGGTGTTAGAGCACTTATATGCGCCTAACCAGGTGGGCGGCACTGGCGCGGGACAACTAATTTATGATCGTGCGGGAGGAGCACATAAAGGTGGTGGTGCAGCTTATACCGGTAACCCCAAATACGTGTATGATAGCTCTGATTATATTCGTTTTAAGAAATTACAAGCTAAAAATCGCACTTACAACGATAAAAGCTTTGGTGGTGCGAATAACGGTGCTTATGTTCCGTTGATGCGCGTGCGCCGTGGATTTTAAGGTATCATAGAGAAACTTGTGCCGAATACAAATGTAATATAATTTATATATATATATATTATATTATATAAATGAGTGGTCATTTACCTTATTCTACTGTAGGCGCCGCGAGTATACCATTAAAACAAATTAATAATAATAATTTTACGCGCACGGTAATGGGTATACCCTTAAAACCCGAGACCATGACACAAGGTAGCGAATTTTCGAGAGCACGCGCAAAATTTATTCATACTCCCGTGCGTCATTATAGATACAAAAACTCCGCATATTCTAAAAATAAAGCAGCACCTGTATCATCCTCGCAGCTTATTGAATCAAGGCGTATGAAGGCCATTGGAAGAAGTTCGACAAATCATCAAAAAACTGCAATGTCTTGGAGCAGCCAAGATAATACATTTAGGAATAGTGCTTTAGCACGTGTTCGTGGAGGCGGGTCTGTCGCACCAAAGAAAAAGGGTGCATTAGAAAACACTTTTATGAGTGGGGGGAAATGTTGTTAAATTGCTTTAGCAATTATAATAAAAAAACTTATTATAATAAAAAACT